TTAAATCTTACTGGATTACTTAGGTATTCCATGTTTTGCGCAATATGAGTCATTGCGTTATATTCAGTAGTAACTTCATAGTTTGTTGCTGCACCAGCCACAACACTTGATAATTGTAAAGTGCTACTATTAAGAATTGGTCTGATTGCTAATTGCTGATAATTTTGTGCAGGGTTATTAGTTCTATCGTGCGATGTAATTCTCAGTAAGTTGTTTTGAGAATACATAGTTGCCCTAGTTTGATATGCAGAACCATCTGTAGCTTCAAGGTTAATTTGAATATTTGCATCAGTAGAAATATCTAATGGGTTAGCAACATCTTCAACAAAACTAATTGGGTTTACATTAAGGAATTTCTTTGAGTTAATATCTAAGTTACCACCAAGCTGTGGTGATGTATCATCTACTATATTACTAAGAGTTCCGTCTGTACCTTGGAGACCTTGTAAACCACCTGCACCGTCTGAACCTGCATCACCAGTATCACCGATTGGTCCTCTTACACCTTGGACACCTTGTGGGCCTATAGGTCCTGCTCCGCCGTCGTCACCTTGTTCACCAACAAAACCTTGGTTACCTTGGACACCTTGTACACCAACCGCACCCGGTCCACCAAATCCTTGAATACCTTGGAATGCAGTTGGTCCTTGAGAACCTTGTGTACCTTGATTACCTAATAGACCTTGAGTACCTTGGAAACCAGCTGCATCAGTTCCGGGTTGACCCTGCAAACCTTGCTCACCTTGTAATGATAAACCTTGTGTACCTTGAATACCTTGAATACCATCAGGACCTATTGTTCCTGTAAAACCTTGTGTTGAACCAGCTTGACCTTGAATACCTTGAAGCGATGGACCAAAGTTTCCTTGAATACCAATAGGACCAAGAATACCTTGTGTACCTTGTTGACCTGCACCAGTTGAACCTTGCACACCTTGAACATCTCCAGCAAAACCTTGCACACCAATAGGACCTTGAACACCATCGGCGCCTGTACCTGTTTGACCTTGTAAACCTAAATCGCCTTGTACACCTTGTGGTCCATCGTTACCGAGTTGACCTTGTAAACCTTGCAGCCCAAAACCATCGTTACCTTGAAAGCCATCAGTACCTTGAAAACCTTGGAAGCCATCAGTACCTTGAGCACCTGCTCCATCAGCACCTTGCAAACCTGCAGGACCATCTTCGCCTACTTCACCTTCAATACCTTGGATACCCTGAATACCTTGTGCGCCAAATCCTGCTGGACCAATCGTACCTTGTAAACCTTGAATAGATCCTGCTGGTCCCTGAGCACCAGTCGTACCTTGGTTACCAAATCCATCAGAACCGTCTGGACCTCTTAAACCTTGAACACCTTGTGTAGATCCAGCAGCACCCTGAATACCTTGAGCACCTGGGTCTCCATCAGAGCCTGAACCGGTAGTACCTTGAATACCTAAACCAGTAGTACCTTGAAATCCGGAAGTACCTTGTAAACCTTGGACAGAACCAGCTGGACCTTGGATCCCTGGGTCACCTTGTTGTCCTTCGTCACCTGTTGAACCAGTAATACCCTGCGGACCCGGATCTCCTTCAAGCCCTGGGTCTCCAGTTGAACCTTGCAAACCGGGATTACCTGCAGGACCAGCGTTTCCGTCAGTACCTTGTACACCTTGGATCCCTGGGCTTCCACCGCCACCGCCACCAGCACCGCCAATGCTTGACCAAGTTGTTCCTTGAAATCCTTCAAATTGTTTAGATGCGGTATTAAAACGTAAATGACCTTCTTGACCTGTTGGTCTTTCACCGGTTGTACCAGCGGGAATTTGAATTGCACCAGTTTCGCTTGTACGTGGAGCGATAGCATCAAAGTTATCGTCCATTTCGTTATATGTTAAAGCACTACCCTTATCGCTGCGTTTAGTAATTGCCATTATGTTATTTCCCCGTCTTGACTGTAGTATTCACCTACGTAAGCAGTCCAACCGCTTTCATTGCTGATACTAACTCCGTTGTTCTCTATATTTATATAACCATCTATCACGTAATTTTCTAAAACATATGGCACTGCCGCAGCCAAGGCTGTACTACTAATATATCCATTTGCCACATAATTCACTGCAACATAAGGTAAAGCTGCTTCTGCGCTTACGTACCCTGGGTTATCTTCTATATAATCAAAATGCGCATATTCAAATAATTCTTGTTCATCTCTGGATAAAGGAGATGTAAATACAATTTTAGCTTCAATTTCTGCCCTAAGTATAGGATCAGTTTCGGCAGCTAATGCCGTTAATAATGCGAAGTAATCCGGATTTGATCTCGTAAAATTTACGAATCCAGATACTTTACCGTTAATCATATCCTTATCCCGCGTTTACTTTAGGGTGTCCACCTGCCGATGCGTTAGCCACGAAATGACATGCATGTCCAGAAGTTGCATCACCTAAACGATGTACACCTTTGCCAGCAACTTTAACTTTGCTTGAAAAGGAAGCTACAGGATCTCCACATCGTGTTGCATCACCTTGACGTATTACCGGTCTTCCTCCACAAGTAGCTTTATTTTGTGAAGCGACATAATTTGTTTTATGAAAAGGTTTTGGGTGGCCCGGAGGTGGACCGTTACAAGCATGTCCAATATGCGTATAAGCATCTGTTGTGACTAATGGCATTATGTTATCCTTTTACTAAAAATGCCTCAGAACTAATCCAAGGCATTCTATTTAGTTTATTTATACATACTTATGCCACATCTTCGAGTATTTGTTCTTTCGCCATAATGTACTCCTTTACTAATCCGGAGCGAACAATGTCATTAATCCCAAATCTTACTACGTCAAACGATGGTATTGCGTATAAGACTTTTAGGAAATCGTGTAGTCCTGTAATGTCTGCGCGATTTCTAGATGTTGCCAGATCATCCTGCTTTGTGTCTCCACAAAATACAATTTTTGATGATTCTCCGACCCTTGTGATAATACTATCAAGTTCGTGATAAGTCATTGACTGACATTCGTCTACGATTATGATTGCGTTATCAAAAGTTAATCCTCTGACAAATGATGAAGTTTTAAACTCAATCATTCCTTTTGACTTCATTAGATTATATGCATCTTTTCTATCGAATAGATCGTTTACGATATCTAAATATGGTGCTTCAAATACCGCTTCTTTTTGTGCCTGAGTGCCCGGCATAAAACCTTGCTCCCTAGTCTGAACTGCAGATCTAATTATGACGACTTTTTCATACTCTCCTTTCTGTAGTACATCATTGAGTGCTAAGTATGTAGCACACATTGTTTTTCCTGTACCTGCTGTTCCGATGGCTGCTAAATTATATCCTTCGTTGTACGACTCGAATAAATCTGCCTGTGAGGGCGTGAGTGGTCTTATTTTGCGCATTGAAAACTTAGTGTTTAAAATACCCATCATATGATCTTGATCTCTTTCTATTCTGCGTTTTTCCTTGCGGGATAGTCTTCGCTGTTTTGCCATGAAACCTCCTTGTGGATACTACCAAGTATTGATGTTATCCTTTTTGTGATGATGTTGAACATTTCTTAGTACATCACGAAATCCGTCATCTGGCTTTTTAATGCCTAAACGAATAGGGTCACCGATTGACGGTGGCCTTCCAACTAATTGTGTTATGTTTGGATTGTCTGTAAGGAAAGTTTCCCTCTCGGCCATTGACATGATCGAGTCAAAAATTTCATCTGTTTCAATATTCTTAAAAGTGTAACTGGGCAATTAAACTTCCTTCCATGGTTCTATTTATAATATCAGTTCGTAAATTTCACGCCAATTTGCAACTTTAATTGCATTTCCACGATAATCTTTATTATGTTCGTGTTGGATTAATAGAGAGTTTAAGCCGAGTTTTAGACCAAGGTCTGCATTCTCTTCCTTATCTTCTACCCAGAAACATCCGCTATCACGGTATGGTTCTAAAGCTTCATCTTTGTCACCGCCACATTCTAAGCAAATCACTTCTTCAAAAACCTTTTTACCAAAGATTGCTTCAAGGTTTTTAGTCCGTAGTTTACCAGCATATTTATCTGTAGACAGAGATGTAATACAATGAAATACGAAGCCATGATCTTCATGTAACTTTCGTACATATTTCACTGCATCTCGGAAAGGTGTTAACCAACCAATGGCAGCCGAACAATTAAAATATTCACACATTTTTTTGGCTTCGTCATATGACATATCAAAGACTTTACCCATGTCATAAACACCATCGGCAACTGGATTATGACCACGTTCAGCCATCCATTTATAGAAGGAGTACTGCCAATCAAGCAGTACCCCATCACAATCAACGAGTATTAGTTTTTCGTTTAATTTCATATTATATTCTTTCTTAACTTAAGCTGCGAAACGTGCTTTTACACCACGCTCATCAGTCTTATACAATTTTCCGTGAGACTCATATACAAATGAGTATTTTTGAGCTCGTGTTTTATACGATACAAGTTTATCACCTGCAAAGTTTACCATTTTTAGACCAAGACGATCAACTTCCATTTGAAGAATTCGGTCAGTCATAGTAACTGCACCTTTTACTTTTGCTTGGATTTTAATATTGACTTCAGCATCTGAGTAACTCATGTTTCCTACAGAAATCTCCAAATTAGTTTCAACTCCATATGCCTCAAGCAATGCTTGCATTTCAACACGAAGATTGCGAAGTGTTGGTTTGTCGAATTTTGTGATTGTCTTTGTCATTTTATTTTTCCTATTTGTTTTCATTTGATATATACAATATAACTGATTCTATTGAGAATGTCAATAGTTAATTTCATTTAATTTAATTTATCTTCTACTAATGACCACTTACGGTTTTCAAGATTTTCAGTTGAAGTAATCAACCAATCTTCACCATCGTAAAGGTAAAGATACTGAGCGCCATGTGTTATGTCGCCATTATCTATGAACAATTTTGGTGTAAGATATACTGAAGGTTCTTCTTTGTGAACAGACTCTGATTTAGACATTTCTAAGTCAGCTTTTAGACCAGAAAGGTAACCTGTTTCGGCAACTTCTTTTGCTTTTTCTGGAGTGTTAAATGAATCTAAAAGAAGACGGCCATTATACTCTACATAACCATCATAGTGACAATATGTAGTAGCAACTGTACCGTCTTCTTTAATATAACCGATCATTGATGAAGTACCCATAGTATTGATTCCTTTTTGTTTACCTTATAGAATCAATATACACTATTAGAACTCAAATGTCAATAGTTATTTTCGTTTCATATCAACTTTTTCATCAAAAGTTTTATTCTTTTCTTCTCTTTTGTTTCGCTTACGATCTCTGCGATTTTTAAGGCGTTGTTCTTTCAACGATACATCGTCATCGCCTACCTCGTCCCAATCATCGTAATCTTCACGGAATTTTCTAAATGTTTTGGCCATAAATCTTATTCTTCTATTAAATTTGGAAATGCTTCGTTAACGACTGCTTTAGTCAAACCTTTAACTGGTTTTTGAGAAATCATATGGTTAGCTAATAATTTAGCATCATCATTGTCTAAATCCTCAAGTAAACTAATGAACAGTGTCTCTCGTTTAATTTTGTTTAAATTATCATATCCTCCACCTTTAATAAAAATATTGAGTCTTCGAGCTTCTCTGAATAGTAATGATTTTGCCTCATCCTCAAACTCATTAGGAGTCCAAGGAGGGGCTGTATCAGGTATTAAAAATTCAACTCTACTATCATATATATTTTTTAACACAACTTGCAATGGTTGGGAGGTGTTTTCCTGCAGCCACGCAACTTTGTCACTCTTACTTTTAATAGTAGAGCAGTGGTTAATTATTTCTGAAATTGATCTACGTATTGCCATTAGAAATCCTGTATATCTGAAACTAAGTTTTTAAGTTTTTTCTGAACAAAGAAGTTAAACAGTTGAGACCGTCCAACATCTTTCTCTTGGTTATATTCTGCACGAATTTGCTCTTGGAGTTTCTGAGGAATTTGAGTAAGGTCAATCATCATTTTATTTCTATGAAAACGACGTAGAGTTTCCTCATCCATTTCTTCTGTGCCACCTCTATATTGAGCAAGACGTTTTTGAGTCATTGGCTTTTGCCGTTGACCAATTGCCAAACAGTTATCTGGTGATAAGATATTTGGTACACCATCACCAGTATCGCCTTTTAGAATATGTTCTTCAAGGTACATAGATGGGTTATCGTTTTTAATCCAACGTTTGCGAATTGGATCAAATTGCTGAACATTGGCGTATGTCTGAAGCTGAATGAAATCTTTATCAGCTGATAGAACCAAGTAAGGTTCTGACCCCATATTCAATTCTGTTCCATTGTCATGAATAATAGTACCGATAATATCATCGGCTTCACAATGGTCAATATGAATTACTTTATAAGGAAAGTATTCTTTGAGTTCATCACGAATAGTATTCATAATACTAAAAAGGTTATTCCAATCTAAATCAGACTCATCGCGTGATTTTTTACGGTTACCTTTATAATAAGGATATGCTTCTCTGCGCCATGTATTTTTACCATCAGCACAAATTACGATTTCACCAAAGTCTTTATGGAACTTTTTACGGTTGTGTCGTATTGAATTTAAAAACATATGACGAATGATATTCTCGTCAATGTCAATGTTGTGGTGGTTACCGATACTCGCGAACAGCGAGGCTAAGATAACCTGATTATAGTCTACTAGTATAGCCATTTTGTTTTCTCATGTTATAGTTTAATTTATAGATCCATTCTAATCTATATCTTCATCAATGTCAACGGTTATTTCTTGTTCTTCCCTATAATCATCAATATTAATTGAATCTCCAGCGAAGTCTTGTAAAGGGTGATGTATCCCGTACGTTGACAGGTGAAGTGATTTAATTGCCTCTAATACTAAAACCATTGCAGGAAAATGTTTATTTGTCTCTGCAGGTCCTTCTGAGGTAAAGATACATCCAGCTCTAATGAGCTCTGTTAATACATATTGCCAAAGTGCTTCTGAAATTTGGTCCGCGTGTCCTAATTTAAATTCAAGCAGCTTTTCAGCAACTTCTTCTTGGGACTGCGGCGGACTATTTTGCTTGTCCTTTGGAAATTCTATAATATCAGCCATTTAGTTCTTTCAATAGTTTATTCCAGTTATTCGCGAAAATAGGAATACTATTCTTAGATAAGAATGCTCTATCTGTTGTAGTAAACCGTTTAAGGAATTCGTTATCTTCCTTTTGTGTGTTTAACACTTGGTCAGCAATACTATAAGCAGCGTTTGCATTCGCATTGTTATCCTCACTATAATCATACATTAATGTCTGACCGCCTGATACTTCTGTTAAAGCACCATAGTTTGGATGGATACATAACACACCACATTTAATTGCTTCAATAAGAGCAATACACGATGTTTCTTTCCAAATGTTTGGATATAAGAATACATCAGCTTGTTCTAATGCTGATATGATATCCGAGTTTGGAACTGATCCATGGTATGTCATATTTGGGTGGTTATGAATTTCTGTAAATAATCCAACATACGGATCATCACGTTGTGCCCAACCATAAATTGCAAATGATGAATAAACATCAAGATGGATATTTTTATGGTGTTTACTGAGTTCATCAAAGATTGGATATAGTAATTCCAATCCACGATGTGGTGTTGTATGGTAAATAAATCGTACTTTACCTTCGTGACTCATATTCTCTGGAGCAGAAAATTCTTTCTCTACCGCATTTGGAATTACTGTACATTTTGAGTATGGTAATCCATAATATGTAATGTATTGATCTCGCTGCCATTGTGATACGAAAACAAAATGGTCGAATGTTTTCCAACCGCCATCTTTTAAAATATTGTTTTCTGGATCTTCAGCAAGATCGTGGCAATACATGATGTTTTTTACATCTGTAGGGATTTCCCGTGGACGTGAAAAATGAATTGCTACGTTTGATAGCAATTCAGAATTAACGTTATCGAGTACGCGTTTGCGCATCATTTCAGTACCGCCTTTTGAGTTTTTAGATAGTTCTGACTCGACGATATGACCTTTATGAATCATACTCATATGTTAGCTCCAAATTATGTATTGATTGATTGTAGGCTATCCCATCGGAATGAACGCCAGCCTTGTGCTTCAAGATCAAACACTGCTAGGACATCTGGGTTAACTGTACGTTTTTGTTTTTCCTGACCTTCTTCAAGTGGAAGCTGAGGAGGAAGCATTGAAGCTTCGAGTGTACAACGCATTTCGCGCTTGTCACCATTCTTTTTTGTAAATACAATATCACATGGTCCTGCGACTAATTGTGCGATTGCTTGTTCTTTGTTGATTTCCATAATGTATTCCTTTTCATTGTCAACTATTTTATTTATACTTAGTCAGAGAAATCTAATAATTTTAAATCGTGGTTTAAAACCTTAAAAGATATATCTGCAGTGTCTTGCATCGGATCTATTCTCATATGAGTAATAAATCTATCAACATATTGAAACTCTTTTCCATGCTCTATTGCGATATTCATACCTTCAAAAAACGTTTCTATGTCGTAAGGGTTTTCGTAAAATATCGGCTTAAGAGTTGGCTTTGGTTTAGGCTGCTTCGCATTTCGCTCCTCTTCCATAAAATTCCTTCTTATGTATCTGTTCTAACACTGAATGAAATGATTCAATAGTAGAGTTGTTGTGAATCCTGTAAGTCTTTACATTAAACTTATGAGGTAACACATACTTTTTGTTTATTTCTGTACGATGGGAATTTATGTATTCCTGTTGGACATCGCCATCAAAATATCTTCGAGAGTCAGTAGAATAATCACAGCCATCTCGTGTAAGTTGAACAAGTACGAAATTGTTATCTCCAATTTTATTTATAATAGGTATAAGTTCATCAACAAAACCACCATCAGAAATTGCGTAATTTTTATTCAAATCAATTTCATTAGCAACTTGTTTTCCAAAGTAATCTAAACCACGTTTAGGCTTTACAATTTTTTCCGATACGTATATCATTGCTTCACGGCAAGACATATGACCAAGATCCATATGAGGAACTTCTTTAACGGAACGATCATCATATCTTTCCATAAACCATTCGTAATCACATCCAAAGTATTTGCATGTTTCTTTATATAATTGGTATTTAAACGAAAGATGTTTCCAACCTTTTGCTTTAAAGTAGTCGGCTGCAGCATCTTTACCTGACTGAGGAGGACCATTAAATAAAACTATCATGCGAATGTGTCTTCCACGATTGCGTTAATTTCAGCACATGCTTCTTTCCATTCAGAAGGTACCATACCTGACAAAATAAACTCGCGGTCTTCATTTGTAAGATAAGGCATAACCTCGTGGATAGATGCGTAACCGCCTTGGTACATTGCCCAGTCTTGAGGATCTACAGGTATATTCTTTTGGCGAACTTTGCCGCTATATGCTGATGAACGTTTGATGATCATAATATGCTCCATGGAATGATTCTTAGTATACTACCAATATAAACCAAGTATTATGAAATGTCAACTATTATTTTTGTCCATAAGCCATTTTAATCCTTTAACGTGGCTTCTGTGGATTTTGGCTTGACATATACCATTATAAAATGAATCGTCAAGTAAAGCATGTCGTGTAATTTGCTCATAAAGTTCAAGGTAACCCATTTCGCCTTTTTTATCACAAAGGTGGATTATCTCTCGGTAAAAGTTGTCTGTACCTTTTTCTTCAACCATAAGTTTGACTTCTTCTGATGAACCATAGTACTTTTGCCAATCTGACTCAACTATCTTGGTCCTTCGTCGAGTCTTACCCTTCAAAGGTTTAAGTTTTCTTTTTGATTTGAAAATCTTTTTACCGATATATTTTTTATCGTTTGAACCATCAGTGATTATATAAACAAATCCAATATAATCACCAATCATTTCAGAGGTGAATTCCTCACCCTTGTAGTGCCACATGTAATAACTCCATAGTAATAGAGCTATTTATCAATCTATACAGATTTCCTCTTCGTCTTCATATGTGACCATTACCTTTAAGGTTTGGTTATCATCTTGCAAGGAAAGCCATACGCGTTCAACATTATGTTTGGCATATGACCTTCCTTTATTATCAATTACTTCAACTCGAGTAACTTTGTCTAAATCAATCTTGCCAGTCATATGTATACCACACTCTCACGTAATCATTGAAGTTATCACCAAAGTTAGCAAACTCTGCCATTGGATAACCCTCTGACATTAGCCATAGATTTAAACTCCAAGGTTCTGGTAACGGATTTGGTAATGATTTTGGAAAACCATATTTCCATCCTTTAGGTGGATCTACCCATGTTGTTTTCATATCATCTCCTCATGTTTGCGATGGCAACGGCATCTTCTTTACGTGTAATAGGAACACCATTACTTTTATGCATCTGACCAATACCAATGATATAATCACCAGTATATTGAGTGCTTTCTTTAGCAGTGCCGTTCCCAGCAATTTTATTGCTGAGCTCGACTTTATTATTAGATGAATAGTCTGGAATTGTATTTGTATTCCGAGCTTTAGTTTTACCAACACCCATTTTCTTAAGGAACTTCTCGTGCTCGATTGCAGCCAAACGATCCTTTGGTGTTAGTTTCTTTTTCATCTTGCCGTGGACTTGAACTCCACGTATCATATGCATACTCATTCTGTATATCTCCTCGGAACTGCAGACGCATCCCACACATAAGGACAACGTCTCTCATCATCAAAAACCACCATGTCTTCTGGACCAACTTCAGAAAATACTCTGTCGTCCATTCTACGGTGGAAATACGCAGGACCTCCAAAGACCCTACGTGCGCGTTGATACTTTTCTTCAGTCATACCAACGTAGTGTACAACTCTAACCATTTTATATCCTACTACCAGTAGGCTTCAACCCTACGGTCTTCTATTTCACACTCAGTCAAAAAGTCAAAAGACTCATCAATGTACTTTGTATCATATCTCTTTTTTAGATCCATATGCATATCAGCTGAAACAAAGTTCCAAAAGTTTGTTGAACCAAATTTTTGTTCTAAGTTATTTTTATTTGCGATTGCTTTTTGGAAAGAGAACACAACGTCCTCAGTAATAAATTGCATCGTATTTAAATTAGTCATTTGATAAGACATTATTTTACTCCCCACTGAATTACGTCAGCTGAGTTATCATCATTTGAAATTGTTGTTATAGTATTCCAACTAACATCATCAATATCGTAGTTATCATCACCATTTGACTGAACATATGCAATAGCCGCTGCTAATGCTTTTTTCTTAGATGAATAAATTCCTAATGGACCATCGTGAGAACCATCTACTTGATATACGTTAAAATTTGACATATTATATATTCCTTTATTTGTTGATTCTAATATACCAAATATAAACAGGAATGTCAATAGTTAATTTCATTTTAATTTCATATTTTTTAAAGTTTCAACAATTTCTTTACCGAATGGTGTGAATAGAATTCCAAAAGACCATACCCAATGCTCAATAGCTTGGTCATGCTCTAAAGTATCAACATTTACCATTCGAGCTAAGGCTTGCTCATTTGTATCCATTGAGTTGATACTAAACATATCTATCTTAAATTGTTTAACGGCTTCAGCTTCAGCTTCTTTTTCTTCAAGCTCACGAGCTTCTAATCGCTCGATAGTGTAATCCCAGCATTCTTGTTTGCTGGCATCATCTGAAGAGTAAAAAGGGTGGACACTACTTGGACGGTAACCAAAAGCATCTTTATGAAGGTCTGAAAAGATTTCAGTAGAAAATGTATAAGACATTATGCTAATTCTCCTGTGTATGTATAAGTGTACATAGTACCTTCAGTAAGGTCATAAAACAAGTGATCTTGTAAAGCTACGATTGACATTTTTTCAAGCGATGGTTTTACTTCATTCCATGTTGACTCACAGTTGAAAAGTAAAATTTCAGCAATTAATTCGATTTTATTTGATAACGTTTTATGCATTTTAGTATTCCTTTATTTGTTGATTCTAATATACCAACTAAATGTAGGAATGTCAATAGTTAATTTCATTTCATACGAAATTAATTTAGCTTAAATCACCATCACCATAATTGCGTGTATTTTCTACTTCACTAGCAAACTCATTATAACCACCAATATGTTTTCCATACCAAAAAATTTGAGGAACTGTTTTAGCATTTTTACCAAGGCGGTTAATCATTTCATCTCTATTAGCAGAGTATGTAATATCTTTATATTCATGTAGTAAGTCGTACCGCGCTGCTAACTTTTTAGCCCTTAAACAATATCCACAGGTTGGTGTCCCATATATCAAAATCATCGCGTTTCTCCCATTAAATATGCGCCTTCTGGCAAGTTCATTGAAGCTATGATTTCTCCAATTTGGTCTGGTGACATTGTGATTATACTAAACCTATTTGTGTCGTTATCAAATTGACGTATATATGCTATGTCATCATATATCAAAAATTGTACATCTTCATTTTCGCCTGTTTGGTCTAATACGGTGATTGCTGTTTCATCCCAATCCATTTCTATTGTAAACATTTATAAACTCCTCAATATTTTAAATGTGTGTTGCCAATCTTTTACGTGGTGATTGGTTCCTGCTTTATTTGCTCGTGCTAGTGGATAATCGTTACCGCTCATATCCATTTTGTCTCCAAAGAAATGAATGTTATCATCTTCGTCGAAGTCGTCAAGTATTTGCGATTTATCTTTACCTATAGGATATATATCCAAACCAGTCTCGCCGCCAATCGCTGCATGCAAACCTAGTGATTCTTTACCAAAAATATAATTAAATGTATTGGCGATATTACTTCTTTCTTTGTATTTCTTATCATATTCAATATATTCATTGCGTTCCTTAAACGTAGCGTTTCTACCAACGATACTGTAATTAACACAACCACGACGTTCTTCAATATGATTGCCTGTACGTAATTTAAAATCTGATAATAAAAGCTGTGTATCAAGCCAAGATCTCGCTCCGTCAGGTAATGTCCAACTTGAAGCATTGACAATTTTACCACGATGCCTTGTTTCGGATCCACTGCAATTGTAGCAAGTAACTACGTTTTCAGTAATGTCTGCGCCAAGCTGCTCTTTTGTTTTGGCATAGTCAGATCCTGTTACCAACCATACCTTATTCGTTTCTATAAACTTTAAAAAGAAATGTTTAAATTTAGGATCCATCTTTTGTCGGCTTGGCGTAAGTGTACCATCAACATCAAAAATATATCTAATCTTCGTCTCTTTCATATATAAACCCCTCACTCTTATCAGCCTCTGTTTCGTGCTTTGTAAATCTCATTTTAAAAATAATAAATTTAAACTTTAACTTAAGGATAAATTTTTGTATAGTGTTCATAGAACTTCCTTCCTATAAATTCATGACCTTCAGCGTTTGGATGCGCGTCTCCATTACTTATAGTTAACTCACTAATAAGTTTATCTTGAAGACAAAAACCATTAAATGTGTTTAGAAATGGATACCCTATGTAGTGGCTTCTGTCAAGTTCAAAAAGAGTTTTAATCCTACCAAATTGAACGTGCCATTCCTTTTCTGTAAACCCAAGCGGTTCAGAAAAAGAATTTTCTATTTGTCTGAATTTAGCAAGCGTAATACTGCCACAAAGCTTAGTTTGAATATATTTTATATTTAACACCTTACAAAGTTCTTGGATTTGCCACATGGATTCCAACCAACTACTTAACATCCATACTGCTAGATTATTCATATCATTAACATTATGTGATTTCTTTAGCAAATCTCCATCAAACATAAGCTCAAACATAGGGCGTGATGCTTCTTGCCATGGATCTTGTTTGCGGTCAGGTCTGTATAACGCGGTTATTGGATTTAATCGGTAGTTACCACCAAACATTCCATACCTATACACTTCTGACCAACCTACGACAACAGTGTCTATATTTTTTTGATCTTCAAGAATACGCTTAGTTAATACGTTACAAATGTAATCATTACCAACACCAGATTTACCAAGATTAACTACATCCATGCCTTGGTATTCGCCAAATATCTCAGGCCATTTTGGATACGATGTGTCATAGTCTTTGTGTATTGTAGACTTAAAGTCTTTATCGGTAAAACTACACCCAGCAGCTAAAATGTACTTAGAAGACTTTGACATTATATTCCTTTTGAAATTTTAGAGCATCTTTCCACGTATCAACCATTGGCTGACCTTTAATATTTAAGCTTGTGTTTAATAACATTGGGCATTTAGTTTGCTCATACCATTCTTCAAGGATTGGTCTTATTATAGATTTACAATTTGGTTTAACTATTTGAACTCGTGCAGTGCCATCAACATGTGTTACTGATTTATAATCATGCTTTGCCTTTGCCACGAATTGCATATACTCGTTCATTGGTCCTTTGAAATATTCATAAGCGTATTCTTCCAAGATCGCAGGTCCAAAGGGTCGAAACTGTTGGCGCCGTTTAACTTGATTAATAGTGTCCTTAATATCTCGTCTAGGGTCAGCGATAAGGCTACGATTGCCAAGGGCACGAGGGCCAAACTCACTACGACCATTTGCAATACCACAATAACTATGGTCAATAAGATGGCTAACAACTTCTTTAATTTTAATATCATTTTTTATATCCGTTCCAAGGTATGGATCAACCCAATTTAACTTTTTACCATATGCTAACGCTGCAGCACCAAGAGACGATCCACAATCACCTGGGTTTGGCATAATCCAAATATTTTTACCTAGTCCTGCTATTTTACTATTAGCAACACAATTAAGAGCCACGCCACCCATCATAACGAGATTACGAGAAGGGCAGTGTTTTAATACTAAATTAGTAAGTTTGGCTTCGACCACACTCTGAGCAGAGGACGCCAAATTCTCTTTACTTATATAACGTAACTCTGGAATATCAGGCAAACCTTTATGACAATTAACATTTTCTAATATATTTTCCATTAATAACGTTTCAGTTGGAAAACCAAAGGCTGCCATACCCATTGTTATATATTCATCTTCCATCGGTCTTAAACCTAAGTACTTTGTAATTGCTGAATAAAACAATCCAATTGAGTACGGATATTTAAATGATTTAATCTTTTTCATTTGAGGTTTATCGTTTTTAGTCCAACCTTTCCAAACAGAAACAGTGTCCCATTCGCCAATGGCATCAACAACCAATATGTTGCATTCGTCAAACTTTGAAGTATAGAAACCTGCAGCGGCATGCGATTGATGATGGTAAAAAGAAACATCAGTTTTAATACGTGGCTTTGCATAAGGTTGACCAGCATATATTTGTCGTGTTCTTTTCAACCAATCCTTTTCATAAAAGGCAGTGGTATCGGCATCATCTATTTGAGTGTAGTGTAACCATCTATCGTTTTTAACACGACTTATTCTTTCAGCATGGGTGGCTGATAGTATATTTCCATCTTGTATCAATGTTGCGCCAGCGTCGTGAAATCCTTCGCTTAAACCCAATATTTTACTCATAAACAATTACACACTTTACTTGTTCGTTATTATTAAATGGTCTATAATTAACAATAAACACAGCTTTATTTATTTCGCATTTAGTACGATCGTCATATTCTTTGATATAAGAATAGTTATTTACTTCAGCAGAAACCGTAGTGATAACCGTAAGTGCCCAAATAAAACTCACTATTCGCTACCAGTCCAATGACCACGAGTATGTGCTTTGCTAGTTAAATCAATAAGTCTGCCGATTACTTTTTTCAATGTCTTTTTCGCAATTGGATTTGTTTCTTCATTAGCCAATACTTGCATAACATCAATTAATTTTAAGTCTTCTTGCATTACTTTGTTGACATCATATGGTTCGCGTTTTTCAATCATCTTTGCACCAGAGGTTGTGACGATATGCTGTCGTTATAATCGTTATCACCATAGTAATCGCGGGTTGCGCTTTCTTTAGTCATAATTCCATTCTTAACACGATAGGTTACAATTTCTCTACGAATAACACCGTTAGTATCTGCGTCAAACGCACTTTTAAATGGTCCTTCAGTCATTACATACTCTCTTTCTTAGATCACTCGTACTAAACCGATGATCTCTTTTATTAAAATATAATTCTATACCACGAGACCTACAAATGTCTTTACCGGTAAAATCTTGCGTTTTATATTCTTCGCCAAGAATTCGTATATCTATATGGTACATTGATAATATATCACATAAATCTGATTCTGTCAAATACGGAATGATTTCGTCAACATAACTTACAGCTTTTAATTGCGTGTATCTTTCAACAATACTTTGGATAGGAGCATTCTTGTGAGAACGATCCGTTGCAGGATCCATTTGTAAACCACATAGTAAATAGTCGCATTGCTCTTTCGCTTCTCTCAACATTTGAACATGCCCAGCGTGGAGCAAATCAAATGCTGATGCCGTGAAACCAACAATCATTCACGTATTCCTTTATTATAACTTATTGCTTTGCGTATAATGCTTAAATCATAACCAGATTTATTTGCGCTATACACAATGGCATTTGTATCCTTAGGGAAACAGTGCCCTCCAAATCCACGATCATCTTCATTAACGTATGTATGGCTTTTACCGATACGTGGATCGTCACTAACATTCATTAATAGTTCATTTGGTTCAACACCAGCATTTTTTGCCATATCATATATCTGATTGAAAAACGCCACCTTTGTTGCTAAGAACGCGTTTCTAAAATATTTAGTCAAAATTAAAACTTCAGGATCTTTAACATCAACACGTACATTTAACGAATTGGATAATACCTCAAGCCAAAAACCAGTATCGCCACCGCCAATAGAAATTGACGAGTGCTTTCTGAAATCTTCAAAGGCATGAGCTGCTCGTAAGTATTCTGGTGAAAACGTTATTTGTCTATTACCATATCCACGGTTGAGTAATCTCCAGCCTTCTATGCTGATAGTTGATTTTATTAATATGGGAACATCGTTACACAATTCTAAACATTTATATACGTTATTCATATCACACATGCCATCTTCGCCTTCTGGCGTTGACACTGCAATAATCACGGCATCAGCATTTTTAAATACTGATTTATCTTTATAACCTAATTGCGGATCCCAAACTTTAATATCATGGTCTGTTGATAAAAATAGCCCGTGAGCCTTACCAACAAAACCATGACCACATATTACAATTTTCATTCCATATAAGTCCATTCATATTTTAGCCAATTAGGATGGCTCTTCATTAATTCTACCTCGTTTGGTTTTTGATTTTGTAATGCTTTCCAAACGTGGTCAATCTTCTTTGTTAAATTATATTCCGATTTACGACACATGTATAATGATCCTGATGAACAATTAAAATGATATACATTATCTATACAATCTATTGACGTAATATCGTTGCTTATTCTCCAATCGTCGCTATTTCTAGGTTTTTCGTTAAACCCTGCGAGTACTCTGTAGTGGGATCCTTGTTCCTTCGTAACCTTTATCAGAACCCAACAATCTGGCAAATATTCGTGATTATTCACGAACCTCTTTCCAATTATGAATTAGTTTAAGCTTTTCTTCTTTTGAAACACCTTCTACCATGTGGGGATTATCTCTGTCCCATAATTGTAATACACGTTCTTCATCTAAAATAAACGTGTCTAGAATTTGCTCACCTAACCAGTGTTGCGAAAATTCTTTAACTTCTTCCATAGTTACTGAGTCGTTTGTCCATTCAATAGCTTCTGCGATTGATGGAACTTTTCCGTCTTCTTCCAACGCACTCATAGGTACGAGGTAACGCATGCGATGTGTAGACACCACAGTAGTCACGACATAACGTTCGTCGTTATCTTCTGACATTTGTATTCTCCTTAGTGATTTATCCAAATGACTTTAGCATATCTTGCGTCAAGCCATTCTCGATATTCTTGCGCGTCAATTTGGCACGCGAAGTATTTATTAACTTTTACATTCCCATAATATGCTTTAATTTGTACCATATTAGTCTTCTCTATAAAAAATATGTGAACCCATACGTGCTACTCTATGCATAGAAGGTGCCCAGTATGGCGATACGTATGTAGCGTGGTAGTGTGTTGCGCTTTCTGTAATGCCACGATGTGTTTGGTGTACATACATATCACGAGCATGTTTACGTGACTTTTCCCAAGACTCATCATCCTGTGGTACATCTGACTTACCATCACAGTACCAAGAAAACTGGCATGTCACACGATTAGGTTTATAACCGTCTTGTACTACACCACAAACTGTATTTGGATAACGTGAACTTTCAACACGGTTTAATACCACATCAGATACTGATACTGCGTCAATAAGTGAAGACGCTCTGGTCTCATAATAGATGTTTAGAGCCATACACTCAAGTTCATCTGCGTGGAACTCAGCTAATGCTGCATCAACCTCCTGAGCCTTTAATTCGGAGCCCAATTGAATAAATCCTGCAAACGCAGTGGTATTAATAAGAAGTGCACAAATTGCTGTTTTAAGTTTCATAGTTTTTGCCTCAGTTTTTATATTTGTTGATTCTAATATAACTGATTCTATACGCTATGTCAATAGTTAATTGTGTCCAAAGTTACTTTTTATTTGAGTTAAAACGTTTGTTAGTTTAAATATCAAGCCTGACTTTTTGGCTTCATCTGACCAATAACTCTCGTCGCCAGTCAGATCCGATAGTACTTCAAGTAACATCATATTTTGATTCTTTATTATATCATGTTCTTTGTATAACTCATTAATTTCTCTATTTAAATCTTTAATTTCAAGTCTTAATATGTCTATACTAGCACTGCCTGCCTTAACTTTCATTACCGTATTTCTCGTAAAAATCGTAGTCTATTTGGTAAACCTTTTTAATAAACGCGATTTGCTCTTCACTAAAATCATCAGCAGTGATTTCTTTTTTAGTTTGATTTAGCTTCTGTGTTATTCCAAAGTGGCTGCAAACGTCATGCTTTTTAATTACCGTAAATCCAACGAATTTATCAATATCAATAAACCATGCCTGTGGGTGGAAATGATGTAATTGATGTGCTGAACCAATTTTATGTAAATTAGCAAAGAAGTAGTCAATCTTTTCCTGTTTAGTACATTTACTTAGTTCAACTCCAAAGGTAGAAAATATATCTTCACCATAATGATAATATCTTTGCTTTTCAGTAACATATGCATTAATACATGAAACGAACCTTTCAACAGGATCTGAATATACAACAAGAGGTCTGCCTCGTGCATCATCGTATTCATCAGTATCTCTAAATACCTGTTTACGATCTGGGAATGTTTCTTTAACTGTTACACTGCAGCTTCTTGGTATTTCAAACCAATTTCGTTTACCATCAAGGTTATACATTAATGGGAACTTAAGCTTTTGACACCAAAAACAATTACATTTATTAAATTGAAAGTCTTTGTCTAATTTGGTTGTAGGCAATAAGAATTCTCTAATCTCAGGATCTTCAAGTGCCAATGCTGGTAATTTATCAATTGGAAATCTTTTTAAGATATGTGTGTTATTACCATCTGGCGCAGGACCTTCTTCCATTAGACTCTCGTCAAGTTTAGAGTATTCACTATAACCTCTAATATCTTCCATCCATTTAAAAGAGTCAAAGGCATGAGCAAAAGAGTCGGCTTTAACTTTTCGCGTTTCAGCTCCACCCATCCATGCGAAATGCCAACCCATATCTTGAATGATTTTGTTTTGATGAGTAGGCCAACGAACAGGATAATGCATTGACCCACAACGTATTCTGTTTACAGACGTTTTCATAATCTGAAACTTAGTTGCAAAGAACATGGCTTTCCACCAAACTACGTGGCTGCCATCAGTATTAAATGCTCGTAAATCTGCGCGACCTTGCAAATATGCTAATGGTATTTTAAGAATAATTTCTGGATTATTCCTGCACATCTGAGCAACCCATTTAACATTTTCTGGTTTAATGATTTCATCTGCATCACCATATATGAATACGTCGTTGTCATTAAAGTTATCCATGGCTTGCATAACAGCGTCTTTTTGTAAACGCTCACGTACCCTAGCATATAAAGAGTTTTCACTGTCTCTATTTGCACCAGCATTAATCCTATCAACCTTTTCAATTACTAAGTCTTCTTGTTCAGCAATATCGTGTTCAACATAATGGATTTTTTCCATTGGTAAACCTTGCTGGCGTGCAATCTCTAAAAATTTACGTTCAACTGGTTTACCGCTGTGTGTTTTATTAGACTCAACAATAATAAACTTATCCACTACATCTTTTAAAAGATTAACTCTAAGTTTTAAGAGTTCAACTCCAGTAGGAGCAAAAAATGGAAAGCAATCAACAATCATTACTTAGTCCTTTCAAGTACAGTAAGTCCGTTATTGTTAGTTCGGAATTCTTTAAATTTCCACTCAGGATTGTTGATAACAAAGTTAACGATTGGTCCAATTAAACCTTCATTAGGCATTGGTCGTTTATCAGCGAAATCTCTCCAGTTTTCTTTTTCGTCTCTGCAGCCATATGTTTGAGTATCGTGGAAAACCAAATACTTATTTGCTTTATTACCATGCATTGCTAGCTCACGTTTTAGTTGGGAACCAGAATGCCATGTATCAATAAAGAGTAAATCAGTTTGTTCTATATCAATATTCAATACGTTTGCTTTTTCGTATACAACATCTTTACCTACGGTTTTAGCTCGTTTAAATAACTCGCTTACTTCCCAGTTCAATTCAATATCGTATGATCTTAAAGCTGCATTTGTATTAAGGAATGCTTTAGTACTTTGACCATCACGCACTCCCATTTCTGTAATATGTTCACATTCCATTCCTAAATTAAATAGCAGCTCGAGATGCTCATTAATATCAGAAAATGTATTCTTGGCGTTATTATATTCGCCTTCTATAAATTGTACGAAACTCATATGTCTAACCACCTTGTATTGTTTAATGTCCAGTTAACTACCTCAGCAATACGTTCTTGTACTGGCTTTGGTTCCCATCCCATTTCTTTCATTCTATTACCACTTAATGCATAACGCAAATCATGCCCAGGTCGAGAACTATGGAAATCCATAAACTCATAATTGAGTGGCTTACCTTGAGCGTCAGCAATCATTTGAGCCAATTCTAAATTATTCAATTCAGTTGCACCACAGATATTAAACTTTGGACATTTGACGCCAGAGTTATTAGTAATATTAAGAGTACCCTCATGTTCTAATAAAAACAGAGTTGCATCTGCCACATCTTCAGCATGGATATAATGACGAGATCCTGGGATTGTTTTTGACGCATCACTATGAATTGTTACCTTACCACCATCTCGTACATTACGAATAGTCATAGGAATAAATTTCTCGGGATGTTGTCTTTCGCCAAATACATTCATAGTATGTGTAATATAAATTGGCATGTTATAAGAATTCTGATATGCTACACAAAGCTCTTCAGCACCAGCCTTTGAAGCCGAGTACGGATTAGTTGAATTGTAACGATCATATTCATCATAATTAACACCTTCTGGCGCTGGTCCAAATACTTCATCAGTTGAGAAATATAGGAAACGCTCAAGGTTTTCTTGTTTACGTGCAAACTCTAAAATGTTACATGTACCGACAACATTATCCATAACAAATTCCATTGGAAAATCAATAGAACGATCTACGTGTGAACCTGCAGCCAAGTGTGCTACAATATCAATTGGTCCAATGTCAGCAATAAGCATTGGATTAAATTCAGCTTTTAAATCGTGGAAAATTGTACGAAGACGTTTGCGTTCTTCTGCAGTACGTTCTTGTAAGAGATCATGTAATCTGTTTAAATTACCGCTATAGTCTAAACGATCGACTGTAATAATTTCCCAGTCAGTTTGTTTAAGTACTCGGTTAATTAAATGGTGTGCGATAAAACCACCACCGCCGGTAATCAGAATTCTTTTTGACATAATATCTCCTTCATCAAAATCATAGTGTAAAGAACAACCACGTGATAATCAGAGGTGGTTGTCATATTAATTGTATTTATAATCAGAATTTATATTTGATTGTTGCCTTCACACTATCATCAATGTTTGATGTTTGGCCTGTCCATGGACTAACTTGTACCTTATCATTATGGTAATATAGACCTAACTCTACTGGACCTTTTGTATGGATGGCTGCTAGGTAATTATATGTAAATCCTAAATCATCGTCCGTTACGTTGTGCGCAGTAAACATTAATTCTTTGCTATAGTTATACATTACACCAATATCTTTACGAGTATTTTCGGCATCTTCCCATTGTTCATATCCTATACCAATTGGTATACCCATACGATGCAACGAGGTACCTACTGAATAACCTGTTTGTGTTTCACCATCTGTATCAATTTGCATATATGATACATCAACAATTTTTGCACGAGCAGTTACGCCGTAATACATTGCTTTTGTTTCCGGATCCCAAGCGACTACACCAGCATATGGCATATCTCTTTGTAAACGATAGTTATTAAATGCAAACTCATCATTATATCCCCATCCACCAAATGTAAGCGCAATCTTTTCTTGGTGGTCAATACGCGAATTTTGTTTTGTGATAATCACTGGTGCACCAATTTTTGATGTCTTGGCAAATCCTAAACGCTGAATGTCAGTTTCACCAAACCAAATTCTTGCGTTATTACCGACACCTAAACCCATTTGCTTTTCAGTAATGGTATTATCAAGGTTACGATCTAACGCATAATTTGTATCAAACTTGGCTGAAAATCCTGCCCAATTTGCTAATGGATGGTCAAGTTCTGTTTCATAACCTCCCACTGCTTCAAATCGAGTGTCTACATGACCTTCAGTATTCGTATCATCAATATAGATTTCAAATGTACCATTAATGAAAGGACCATCCTTTGCTTCTGCATGGTCATGTCCACCAGCTATGGCACCTGATGCCATAAGTGATGCAATAATAGTACTTGTAAGTGTTTTCATATCTTAATCCTTTATTTCAACCAACCGATTTTTTCACCGGCTTCAATACGACGTTCAGCTTCAGCTTGCGATCCTGGGTAACGCCATGCCCAAAAAACTATAAGTGCAAAAGTAATAAACATATATAATGTTGCTTTTTCATTACCTGTACCAAAGTACATAAATGCTAATGATGTTGACATAACGCCAACCATTGCCCATTTTGCTAAGGTTGGATAAACTCTGTATGTTGACCAGTTTTTAACAAACGGACCAAACTTTGGATGATTCATAATCCAACCGTGTAGCCTATCACTTGACTTTGCAAAACAAAATGTTGCGCCTAAGATTGGTGTACTCCAAGGTAGTCCGGGTAGTATTACACCGAGGTAAGCTACGCCGACTAATAGAATTCCAAGTGTAAACCAAAAAGCTTTTTTAATTCTAGTCATGTTATTTTCCTTTTTACTGAAGAATGCATTTTCTAATTGATTCATTTCAATACTTCTTTCAGCGCTTCAACTAATTCTACCATCATTATATCGGTATGGTATGGAGTAGGTGCGATACGTAATCGCTCGGTCCCTTGTTCCACTGTTGGAGAATTAATTGGTTGTATGTATATACCGAATTCGTTTATTAATCTATCCGAAGCTTCTTTACATTTAAACGCATCATTGACCATCACTGGTATAATGTGAGTACAAGCGTTTGGATGGATATTTATTCCTGCATCAATAAGCATGCCTTTGAGTTTGGCAACACGTTCTTGATGTTTTTCTCTAAGGGAGTTGTGATCCTTTAGATAATTTATACTGGCGAGTGCCCCAGCGCATATAACTGGTGACATACTGGTAGTGAATATGAAACCACTTGCCGTCGACCTAATAGCGTCAATAATAGTTTGATTACCTGCAATGTAACCTCCTTGGACGCCGTAAGCTTTTCCCAATGTACCGTTCACAATGTCGATACTATCAGAATATAAGTTTAGCTCTTCACAATACCCAGCGCCTGTTTTACCATAAAGACCTACTGCATGGACCTCGTCTATATAAGTCATTGCCTTATATTTATATGCCAGATCAACTATTGATTTTATAGGTGATACATCTCCGTCCATCGAGTATATTGACTCAAATACAATTACGGGGTTTAGTTTACGTTTAAGCGCCAGTTTGAGTTTTGTTTCCAAATCAGACATATCGTTATGTTCAAATATTAGTTTTTCTGCTCTACTATTTACCATACCCATAATAATTGAAGCATGGTTTTTGCTATCAGAAACAAAACATATATTTGGTATAATTTTAGATAAGGCTATAAGTGACCATTCATTAGCAACATATGCGCTTGTAAATATTAATGCCGATTGAGTTTTATGTAAAGATGCTATCTCTCGCTCTAATGTAACATGGTAATGTGATGTTCCACCTATATTACGAGTACCGCCTGATCCAGCACCTGTCTGATCCAAAGCTGTATGCATTGAATCAATAACATATGGATTTTGACCCATACCTAAATAATCATTAGAACACCAGTTCACTATATTTTTTGGAGCATACTTACCATACCATATTGAACGAGGGAAAGACCCTCGCTCTCTAAGTATATCGTTAAAGACTCTATATCTGCCATCGGCTTTAAATTCTTTAACTGTTTTTTCAAAGTATTTCAGATAGTTCATAATCTATGCTTCACATGCCGCACAATCTGCGCTCATAACGCGTTTTCTTGTTAATGATTGAGCCGCTGACATTGAGTAAGCGTAATATAAACTTTTCACACCCATTTCATTTGCATATAGATATAACGCGTTAATATCTTTAACTGTCATATCTGGATCAAGCATAAGATTTAAACTTTGAGATTGGTCAATGTATTCTTGACGAATAGCAGCTTGGTCAATAATAGTATTTGGACTAATTTCTGAGAATGTTTTAAATACTGCGCGTTCGTCTTCAGTTAAAAACTCAAGGTGCTGAACTGAACCGTCGCGATTTTTAATTGATTCCCATACATCTGGTGTATCTTGTTCTTTTTCAATTAATAATTCTTTTAGGTATGGATTACGAATAGTAACTTTCATTTTCGCCAAATCTTTAACATACGCGTTAGAGAATTCTGGCTCAATAGACTGTGATACTTGACCAAGAATAAAGCTTGATGATTTTGTTGGAGCAATAGCCATTGTTGTGGTATTACGCATTCCATAACCTTCAAGCAACTCTGGTTCACCTAATGTTTTTGCCATTTGACGAGAAGCTTCATATGATTTTTCCTGCATCGTTTTGGCAATCTCGAGGTTTAACTGAGCTGCTTCTTTTGACTCAAAAGAAATCATTTTAGATTGTAAATGCGAATGCCAACCTAAAATACCAGCACCAAGGGCACGGTGTTTCATAGCAAAATCACGAGCACGTTTCATATATATTTGACCAGCAGTCTTACGAACAAACTCTTCGCATACTGTATCAAGGAACATAGTCAATGTTTCAATCGCGTCTGTTTCTTTAATTTCATCCCAATGTAAAACATTAAGAGATGATAATACGCATGTAAACGTTTCTTCGTGCGAAGATGGCAATGCGATTTCAGCACACATATTTGAAGCATGTACTCGCATATCTTTATCTTTATATACTTGTGGTCTACCATCGTTTACGTTATCTGAGAATAGAATATAAGGGAAACCAATTTCAGAACGACGTTGTAATACCTTTGCCCATAGACGACGTTTTTCTGGATCGCCAGCTTTCATTTCGTCAATGAATTTGTTACTAACATTAATACCAGTCGTTAAGCCTTGGATAGGATTACCTTCTGTACCAATATCTAAAAACTCATCAGCATCTGGGTGTTCAATATCTTGGTAGGCAGCGAAGAAGCCTCGACGTACTGAACCCTGCGATACAACTGACGCCAACGTATCATACATTTGCATAAAGTGTACTGAACCTGAAGATTCACCTGAGTCTCTAATAGGAGCACCACGATGACGAATTGCACCAAAGTAACCCGATGTACCACCACCGTTTTTCATTAACATACCATTCTCGGCATGACCAAATAAAATAGCTTGCATACTATCATCAATGAATGAGCCAAAACATGATACTGGTAAACCTCGTTCTTTACCATAGTTAGCCCATATAGGTGATGCTAATGAATAAAATCCACGACTCATATAGTCATAAAATTTATCAGCAAAGCCATCGTATTTGGCTTTACTTGCTTTTGTTTTTGCCATATCCTTTAGGTACCATTCAGCTTTATCAGCAATGACACGGATGCGGTCTTGTGGCTTTTCTTTTTCTTCTAGATAACCGCGCGACAAAAATGTACGCGCATCATCGTTTAGCCAATAAAATTTCTTGTATTTTCTCATAATATATCTTTCTAAAAGAGGTCGTCTTCGGTGAAGGCTTTTGTTTTCTTTGAATAAGCGGTTGAACGCTTGACGAAAAAGTCAACATTTTTAGTACTTAGGATTTCTTCTACAAACCAGTCAGTACTTGCGACTGCCTCTTCGTCTACCTCATATAAAGGCTTCATATCAATTGCTTTCAATGATTGATTGAAACGATGCTTTAAGAATTCTTTCACTGTTGCTTTAGGTAAAAAGTCTAAATCGTGGTCGGCATAAATCCAATCAACGATAGCAGACTCTGCTTTGAATGCGTCACGGCAAAGACGATTAACTTCATTGTTACTATCTTTGTCGAACCAATCTGGGTTTTCTTCTCTAATAATATTCACTAGTTCAAAACCAAAACGAGCGTGAATATCTTCTTCTTTTGATGTTGCTTCAACAGCATTTGAAATACCTTTGAGAACATTCTTATGTTTATTGAAAGCCATCATAATAAGGAATTGACTAAACAATGAAACGTTTTCCACAAACATAGAGAATAGAATAATTTTGTGGAAATAGTCTTTATCATCTGCGGGGGCACCGATTGATTGCTCAAGGTAAGCGATACGCTTTTTCATAGCCGGTACTTCGACTACCTTTTCAAACTCTTCGTTAAGACCCATGATTTCAATTAGATTTGAATACGCATCAGCATGACGTACTTCTGATTCGCCAAACGTAATGCCTACCGCTGCTACTTCTGGTTTAGGGAAACGGTCGCCAATCTTAGCCCAAAATGTTTTAACCGCAACTTCAATCTGAGAGATAGCCAACATAGCTTTCTTTACGATTTCAACTTCTGGCTCTGTCATTTTAACTTTCATATCTTGGATATCTGACGAGTAATTAAACTCTGTATGTACCCAATATGAATGGCGAATAGCATCAGTAAATTCTACCAGCTGAGGATATTCGTATGGTTTAAGACTCGTACGTTTACGAAAGATGTCAGGCTTATTGTTAAAACGGAATAGGATATACTCTCTCGCCAAGTCGTGTAATCCCATATCCATAATAACGTTTTCAACTGTTTTGTGAATAGTATCAACACTCACAATAACGTCAGTTGATTCGTTGTTGATGGTTTCAACCACCTCTGAAGTAATTTCACTTGATAAGTTTTTACTTCGAATACCAATTCCTTTCATTGCCTTTTCTACTGCATATGTAATCTTATTTTTATCGAAGTCCTTAGTGGTCCCGTCACGTTTAGTTACATAATTAACTAGTCTAGGTAATTCTATTACATTTGAAATTGATTGAGTGTTTTCTAACATCCTTGGCGCCTCTTATATGTTAATGTGTATAAACAACACGGCACCCATAAGGCACTATATTGTTTATTCTAATTGGATATTCATTGACTTCTACAGTCAACTGGTAGCTATATTTATAAGTTACTATACTACATATATCCCTAAATGTCAATAAAAATAAATTTATTTTGGAAACATTATTTTTCAATAAACTTATCCATTGACGGGAAGATTTTTGTAATCGCTTCGGCACAAGCTATAGCAATTTCCATATGTTCTTGTTGTGTTCCATTAGACGAACGCAGTTCAACATAATGGATCCATGAACGAATAGAACCTTGCATATATAAACGGCTTGGTGTATTACCTTCAGGTAAAAGGGCACGAGCTTGTTCTTTTGCGATACCGTTTTCAATAGCCCAAGCATATGATTTCATAGCTTCGTTCCAAACCTTTCGTTGATGAACTTCCCAAGCCATATGCAGAGAAACATCATCAGTCATAACACTATTTTGACGGTTCTTTGGATCTTGCAATCGAGCCTTACGAACAACCATTTTACTATCTAAGTCACGAATATCGGCATAGCGTTGACTAAACTCTTGGAATGCAAATGAACGGTGGCGTAACATTTGGCGAGCGATATCACGAGTTGTTTCAATTTCCAATGTTGCATTAGCCATTTCAAATGGAGACCAATGAGAATGTTTTGATAGATAGTTGAGCAGTTTAGGCGCAGTCTCTTGGTTTAACTGATTGGATGGATTTGATACTCTAGCACAATATGCAATCAAATCTTGTACATCATCTAAGCCAATGATTTCATCTTTAACTGGTTGTGAGTATGCAATTAGTCTAGCTTTCATATTACGTATCCTTGTTCGCGGATGCGGGCCTTCCATGCGCCGCCATTTTGTTGTTCTTTAAATTGCAGCTCAAGCCACTCTTTATCTTTTGATGGTTCAAGTGTTTTAATTATAGTTTCTATTAATTCTGGTTTTAAATTAAGTAAGTTCAAGATTTCCTCCAATTAGCAAATTTTAATTCAGCTACCAAACCTTGGTAGATATTTTCTTCTATCATTTTTTCAGGATCATACCCTTTCATATAGATATCGTTTATGTCTTTCGCGGGAACGTTCTCAGGCCAAATACATACTTTATATCCAGCTTTGATTACTTTTTCCATACGATCGCAAATTTCCTTATTACGTGGCTCAGCATCAAATACATATATCGCATTATCACTTGCAGAGTTGCCATTGCCTTCTGCGCCATTCATAGAGATAGCATTCTCGAGGAACATACTGTCTATGGCGCCTTCAACAATATAATAAGGTTGGCTGAAATCGACTTTGTCCAAACCAAAAATCTTTGGTCTTTCTTCAAACAATATAGTTATATATCTAATTCCGTCTGGATCAAAACCACGAGCGGATACACCAAAGCAATTGCCACGTTCATCAAGAAATGGTATGATTAAACGCGGTTCGTCTTTTTTAAAATTTGGAAATTTATTTGGTATAATACTATTGATCCATGTCTTAAACTTAGGAGCATAGTATAAACGATAATGGTGACTTGTAGGGATTTTGCGTTGTTCAATATAATACTTGACTGGGTGGTCATGTTTTAATTGACTAACTTTTTTGATTTTAGAAAGGGGATTTTGTTTTTTAAACGTAGGTGCTTTTGTTTTAAACTTACTATCGTCAACTTCTTTATCTTTAGTATCCTTGATAGTATTATTGGCTTTACCTACAAACTTATCAGCCACATAGTCATTATATAGTTGCTGGTCTTGTCCTTTAAGGAAGTACGAGAAGCCCTGAGATGTACCACAGTTGTGACAGTAAAAAGAGAACTTATTATCCCGCTCCAATAACCAACCACGTGCCTTTGAGCGGGACTTTTGAGAGTCACCACAAATAGGGCAGCGGAAGTTAATTTTATAGGGATTTGTGTTACGTATTTTAAAGTTATCAAGTCTGCCAGATAACATCTGAGCATACTGAATGTCGACAAAATCTACCATTATATACTTTCCATATTGAATATAAACATTATAACAATAGAGCGCTATAATGTCAACCGTTAATTTAGTATATCACAGATTTAATTGTATGTCAACCAAATAGATCAGGCCAAGACCATTTAGCAAAGAAAAACATAATAACAGCACTTACACCCATGATATAGTAACGCCAGTTTTCCAATGTTGAAATCTTTTTTGTTTGATCGTTAATACGAGAATGCAAACCACGCTCCATGATTTCAAGCTTTTCGAGTATTTCTTTATTACTCATAGCTCGTTTTTCAGCGTTGTGCTGAGCAAGTTTTTCATGGTCACCACGTGACGATCGCCTATATTCTTCGAGCCTATCGCTCAATACTTGCAAACGTAAATCTTCAGTTTTTCGCGTTTCGTCTACTGTTCTTTCAATTTCTTCAAGCTTTTCTTTAGTAAAAGCAATTACTTCTGATTGAACAGCTACGTTCTTGCTAAGGTCAACCATAACATCCATTGATGTTTCAACCTTGTTAAAGAACTTTTGAATTTGTTTAATATCACTTTGGATTAACCGTATATCGGTTTCCCAATTTTTTTCTGTAGCCAAAATATTATTCCTTTAATGCCTTTTGATAACGGAGGCTAGTGGCGAACTCCATGATTAACTTAATCACTTAAAATAATATAATTTGTATACGCTACTATTTATCACGCAACGCCTCTTCATAATAGACAATTATTGCTTTTTGTTCGTTTATATATCTTCGCAATTCTCCAATACCAATAGCAAGGTTTTCATAACCTTTTGAGCTAATAGCAAATACTACAAAATTTCCATTTTTACCTTTGAGCTCATTTACTTTTTCGTCAAGGTTATCCTCAGTAATAACCATCCACTCCATAGGAGGGAAGTCAACTAAAGGCGGTCTCTCTTGTATTGGGATATTTTGTTTTTGATATTCAGTCTGAGTTACCACTACTGGTTCCGGTTGGCTCAGACACCCCGTCAGTATCATCAACATCGGAAGGAGGAGTAGTATCTTCGGCGATTTCGTCAATAAGTTTGTTAACTGCATTCTGTACTCTTTCTTCTAGATCAACAGGGTCAGTTAACGCTTCCATGTCTAAATCAATGCGAGCAAATTTGTTACGCAATGTATTTAAATACTCACGCGACTCTGCTAATTGTTTTGTAAGATTTTGGTTTAATTTTTCGTTTCTCTGGGCATCGGCAACCATTGTGTCCACAGTATTTTGTAATGTTTCAGTAGCCGCTACTAGTTTAACGTTATTGGTCCGAAGAACGCTTATCGTTTCCTCAGACCAATCGTAATACTGTTTGGCACCATATCCTACACCTGCAAATAAACCACAGACAATAATTAATAGATATAGTTTAGCCATCCTGACACCTTATTACTTTGAGCAATATGATGCGTATAGACCTTCAAATTTTCCTTTTGAACAGCCATACTTTTCTTTCATCTTACCATACATTTCTGTTTTTGTGCAAGATGCATTTAATTTTTTCATGTCAGCGCCGATTTTAGCGTCGTCGTCCGAGTCATCGTCGTCGTCAGAATCGTCGTCGTCGTCATCGTCATCATCATCATCTTCGTCTTCATCATCGTCGTCTTTTGCTTCTTCTAAATCTTCTTTTAAAGCTGATTTATATTTTTCTTCTAAAGCAGCGGCAATACGTGTTGCCATTTCTTCTGCGAATGCGTCTTTCATTTCCAATGGATTTTTATCCAACGCTTCTTTGATAATTTTTTCTAAAGACATTTCTATCTCCTTTTGGTTGATTTCTATATTCTATTTATCTATTTAAACATTTTAGTCTGGGTAGCAGGACCTACAATGCCATCAGCAACTAATCCATTTACATTTTGCCATTTCTTTACGGCGGTAAGAGTTCCAAATCCAAAATCGCCGTCAGCTGCTACGCCAATTGCTTTTTGCATTTTCTTAACGTCATCGCCTTGCATACCTTTACGTAGAGTACGTACTGCGCCTTTTGTTGTTTTCTTAGGAGCTGGTACTTTACCACCAAGGATTGCTAACGCTTCGTCCCAACGGCGATTACGATCTTCTAATCCAATTGTACCACCATTAATCTTTTTGGTTAAACCTTTATTGTCACCTTTGTCAGCCCACTTTTCTAATTTATTAGTAGACCAAAACCAACAAGCAGACTCGAGAGCGCCTTTTGGTGTTGATACATATTCAGCAGCTTCCTCAGCACTTATGTCGATTGAACTTCCAAATTGTGCGTAATTATTTCTTCCTGTAAGCTGCTTGATACCTCTACCCCTAAAGAGCCAGCCATCGCCGGGATTAACGTTTCCCAAGGCTCCTCGTTTGGATCTAAACTCATCTTGGTAGACATAGTTTGCGATTTTTTCTTGGTCTCTTGCATATTCCTTTGCATCACGTTTTCCTTTTCCAAAATAACGACCAAACACTGAGTTCAATGCTTTTTCTGAATAATTAAGATTTTCTACTAAGCGGGTAAAGTCTAATGACTCATGTGCACATTGTGCCATAAAGCCAGCGATACGATTATTTGTATTGATTTCATATTTTTCAAACATCGGAACCGCTGCTTCGTACCAAGCCTCGGGATCTTTATTTGAAGGAATCATTGCACTAAATTGTTCTAAAGTAATCACTTATTTGTCTCCCATTATGTCTCTTAGTCTCTTTTTCTTTGAACTTTTATTACTTGACGTCCATTTCTTTTGTCCTTCTTTAGACATATGACCGCCATCCATGCCAGCAATGTTTCCACTACTAACGCTATTTGTAGGTTCTTCTTGGATCTCTGGTTTTGTATTGATTTTATATTTTTTTCTAAACGATTTTAAATCAGCTGACGCGGCTTGCTGTCTTTTCTTTGCAGCATCAGCGTCTTTAACATTTTGAGTATGGAGTTTATCAACGTCCATTCCACGTTTTGCCAATTGTTGTCTAAACCTTGCTCTGCCAAACGCTTCATTTTTTCTATTGACATTTTCTGCAAGTGTGGTATAATGATTATATCTACTAGAAAATAATTGTATTGATTCATCTAGTTTTTCATCAGTGATATCTTCATTTAACATTGACTCGTCGGTAAACGCTTTATATTCTTTAATTAAAAATAAGGCAGCCGCATATGATGCTAGTTTTGAACTACCACCCGGTACTTTAGCCAATAATTTTTTCAGGTTAGCAATCATACGATCAAAAATACGCCAAGCAGCACGTTGCTTTTTCGTTGTAAAATTCTTTGATTTAATTAGTACCTTACCATTTTTATCAATAATGCCTTCTTTGTATGCATCCCATTTTTCAAATGGAGTTGCTAGACGACGGATAAATTGGTATACTAAAAATAGATCTACTACCATGTTTATATTCCTTTTAGCTTATCGCTAATGTATTTATCTGATTCTATACTATCTCTATGTATTACAAATTCGTCGTACATAACGACCTGTGGCATGAAATTTAAATATTCCACGAATGGTTTTAAAAACCCATGGTATTCATGGAGTTTCATAAAAAGCATGTTAGTTGCTTCAGGCCCAAAGATATTGTATATAACGATCAAGTGGTTCAGGATCAACCTTTCTTTCAAATCATTATCTTGTTTGTATCTACCAAATAGTTTGCGTAAATACTGAAATCTTTTCAAGTCCTCATCAAATTCGACTATATCAGTACAATTAGGATTGTCGTAATATTTCGAAGCAAACAACAGAAAGGTTGATTCTGTCAATTTCATAATTTATCTTCTATTCTATTATGCAGGATCTGCTACGATTGTATCGTCGCCTGTACCAGTAACACCATCATCGCCGACAGTAGCTTGATCCACTGTTCCGCCTTTCATTGGCACTAAGCATTCAGCGTGGTGTCTTCCACCATCTGTATGATACAACCACCAACCCGGTCCTGTAATACCTTTGGCACGGTTTGATGCAACAGCTGCTTCTTCATCAGAAACAAAGATTGCGTTATCTTTATCGTTTGATTTATTTGGATTATTAGCGTCAGCAGAAAGCCATTTCGGTGCCGATGCTGCGTTATCCAATTTTGCCCATGATCCCATTGTAGTTCTCCTTAATGAGGTTTAGTTATAGTTGTATTTATTTATTATTTAAGTCAGAGATTTTTTGATCCAAGTCACTAGCTCTTTGCTTCATGTCAGAAATCCGCTTTTTGCGCTTGAATTCTTTTTCTCTTTCTCTAGCCATTTTTTCTGCTCTATCGCCTGCTTTATCTTGTTTTGCAGCCTTAGTACCACGAATACTACCTTGCTTTGTCATTACTGCTCGTTTAATACCTGCGCCCGCCAATCTTCCGGCGCCTTTGGCAACCCCACCAATAACCTTAGCCACGCCACCAATTGCTTTTCCTAGTAATTCGTTAAGTTCTTCTTCGGTCATATTCTCTAATTGTTCTAGAGTAATATTATGTTCGTTAATAATAGCAATAATGTCTTCGTTAGTTGCTTCATTCTTTGCAGCAGGATCGCCTTTAGTTACTGTATGAGGTTTACCATCAATGTGTACAATAGCATTACCATTCGTATCCATATTACCATTATAAGTACCGTTTTTAACAGCTTTACGAGCAGCTACAACCTTTGGATGTTTAGGGTCAAACGCTTCATTCTTGGCATTACAATTACAGTGAGCGCAATCAGCAGGGCAATCACAATCTTCTGCTTTTACATCAGCGCCACAACACTTGTCTGAACAATGTGTGTCTTTAGCTTCGTTAAAATGTGTCTTAAACCGTTTCATTGTGATTTCCTTTAGATATATTACTGTCTATTTATAAAATAATTACCATTTGACCTTGTCAGCCCAGTATGCAGCTGACATTTTGCCTTTAGCAATGTTTTTACCGTGGCGTGCCTTAAATGATTTACGTTTCGCTTTCATTTTATCAGACTCACCCTTTTTAGGATCGCCTGCAGTCGAAGCACCTTGCTCACCAAAACGAATAGTCTTTATTTTGTCGCCGTCTTTAGCAACAACAATATGACTTTTAGTAGGATGCGAGGGAGTACCTTTGGCTTTGTTAAAACCTTTTACGCCAGCTCGAGCTAAACGTGGATCTTTTTCTTCTGATACATTATGAGCTACTTTATGAGTAATTTCAGTATCTTTTTTTACATGGTTCATACCAGTTTTATTGCTATGATAAGTGTCTTTATCAAAATCACCTTTCATTTTATATACACTGTATTTTCTGCCCGGAAACTCTTTCTTTAACGCCTTAGCACCTTTTGTAGCATCTTCCGGAGTTTTATACGCTGCACCTCCATGCTCACCTTTTTGACCACCAAGTTTAGTACCAAATCTTTTATCCTTTGGATCAGTTGAACCATGTTTTACATTTTGCTTTGCTCGATTGGCGACAGCATCATAGGATCTCGTATGTCCGATAGTATATAATTCACTAATATGTGTTTTAAAACTTTTCATTATACGTATTCCTTAATTTTCTTTTCGATAGCTGAAATGATTTTATTGTGAGTCTTACTTAAATATCTATCAGATCTTAAACGTTTTATTGCTAATGTAGTGTCTGCAGCATATTTTTTCTGGAAAGCTGCTGGTCGTGTATCAATATCCTGTACGTTTGCTAATCTATCAGCAAGTTTAATAACTAAAGACCAACTTGACATCTTAGCCATTTTATTAGCAATGTACTCGCCTTTACCGATAGCATCAGATGCAGCTTTGTCAGTAGTTAATTCTTTAACCATGTCAGCCACGAGAGCACCAAACTGTTTAACTAAATCTGCATATGTAGTATCAGTATCTTCAATAGTATCGTGCAAGTACGCCGCTTGTACTAATGCAGAAAGGTTATTAGATTTTTTAAACTTTTTTACAAATCGCGCAACTTCTTTTGGATGTTCAATATATTGACCGCCGCTTTTACGTGTTTGACCAGAATGGGCCTTTGTCGCGACCCTAAGTGCCGTTAGGGCGCTTTCATTAAGATCGTGTGATGTGAATTCTTTAAATCTTTTCATTAGTAATGCCCGTCAAATTTAAATGTTTTACTATAATCTGCTACTTGTTGTTTTTTATCAAAATCCCCACGCGCATCGTGTTTGAACTGACCTCTGTATATGCAAAGTTCTTTTACCCAAGCCTTTGGAGCAAGAGTCTCAGACCATACGAACTCTCTACGCCGAGGGTCCCAAACTTCTAAATTCCATTCACCTTTATGGCGTTCATTATGATCAAGGAACTTTGAAACTCTGTACTTACCCTTAGTCTTTGGAAATTCAATAGTTTGAGCGCCGCCCTCTCCCATAGAAGTATCTTTTTTCCATCTAGGTGGTCTATCTACCGCCTCGTTTAAATGCACCTTAAAACTTTTCATACTTTCACCCTTTTAAGTGTTTATGGAACGTGTCTCGAGCAGCACTATCAGAATGCGTAACCTTTATCCTAGATCCAGATTTATTTTTAGTTATATTAATTTTATTACCAGTACCTTTAAGTTTTGCTTTAAGAGTTTTGGCATGATCGTGTGATGTTGATAGCCTAGACTCTGTACCACCATGGTCTAGTGGTCGGTGACTTCCGTCCATATATTCCTGATGAGTTTTATGTGTAACACTATGATTTCCAACGGTGTGTTTAGTATCAGCATGCTTATGAGCTGGTTCTTTATTTGCGTCGTGCATTGTCGCATGTTTTCTGTGAAATACTACAGTTGAGTCATGGTCCTTAGAAAAGTCATGTGAATGATAATCTGAGTGAGTATGCCCATGATAACCAGCCTTCTTGAGCATTTTTGTTGCTGGGTGGTTATGTACTTCTTTATGGCTTGGATTGCTAACAAGCTCAGAGTGATAATCTTTCATACTATGACCATGCTTTTTAAATAAGGCTTTAACCTTTGGGTCTGTATGATGAGCAACGTTCTTTACTTTTACCTTATAGGTATGCGCTGAACCATTTTCTTGTTCATGATTTTTATGCCAACCCGCAGCTTGGTGAGCATTATGAGATAACCACATAGGATGCTCTGGGTTTTTACCCTTACCTGCATTGTGCTTATCAGTATCAATTTTACTAGAACTTGTATGATGGTGATCGTGCGAAGAGTTAGCACTTTCTGTTATATAACGTTTAAACCTAATCATTCCATTGCTCCGGATAAATTTTTCTTTGCTCAGTTTCCCATGCATTCCAAGCTTTACCTTGTTTACTAGATTTCCATTCTCTACCATTTAATTTAAAGTTTTTACTACGTTCACTAGTCATTTCAGCAGCTTTTCTCATAACAGATAAATGGTCGCCTGCGTCGTTTTCTTCGCCATATACTTTAGCCATTTTAGAATATTTACTAAACCACGCATTAGTCTTTCTGGTAGAACCCGGAAATGCAAGTTCCGCATACTGATAGCTTTCTAGGTGACCATACATTAAATGAGCATATATTAAATCATTATCAGTTACGTTTTTTGTTGGTAACTTTAATAATTTAACCTTAGGCTTAATAAATTCTGTGCCTGTTATTTCATGGTATTTTGCCATTGACTTAACAGTATATTCAGTCATATATTGTTTAAACCGTAACACATTAACCGCCAAACTCGTGGCCAGCAACTCTTTTCATTTGCTTATTAAACTCTTGTTGAGATGGTTTTTCTTTATATAATTTAATAGAAAGGTTTGCTTTATCTTTACCTTTGATGCGCCATTTGTGACCAGCCTCTTTATGTTCAGGACTAGTTGTTTTAACTACACGACGTTTATAACCAGCTTCCCAAGTTTCAGAACCTTCACTTACATCGTTTGATTTCATATAATCTCTAACAGTATCAATGTAATCAGTTGCTTTTGTAATTTTTGATTGTACCCACTCAGGCATATTCTCGTCGTCGTCAAGCATACTATGTAACTCTTGTGCAGCATCAATCATAGTCTTTAATTGATTTTTTGACATGCCACCTTCGTTATCGTATTCAGCATCTTCATTTTTAGGTACACAGTTAGGAACCATCTTGTCCCCTTTTTTCTTCATACCAACTTGTTTGTGAGTACTCCAACAAGCTTCTTCCATTGGAGTATCAGACTTAAGAGTTTTGACTAATTCATCAGTACCAATATCACCGGCACCAGCTTTTGATTGAACGTGTTGTTTAAATTTTTTCATTCTTCGTTTTCCTTATCACCCTTTAATATTTTACGAGTGAAGTTTGCTGCGCCACGTTCGCGACGTTTAATTCTCGCATCAGCTTTGTCAATATCTTTAACATCTTTTTTGATGCCGTCTGAGTTACCACGAACAACATTAGCTGCTCTAGAATTTTGAGCACGGCTTTTGTTATATTGAGCTTGCTCTTTATCTTTAATAGCCTTATTGGCATAGTTAGCAAGCGTATCTTTATCTAACTCATTAATTTCTGCTTCAGCTTGAAGTGGTTTACCTTTATTGAGATTTTTTCTCATTTTAGCAATATCAGCTTTTAATTTATCAAAGTTATTTGCCTTTTTAACATTGGCTAAACCAGATTTCTTTACTGATTTAATAGAAAAATCCATTTCGTCGAGGTTGGTTTCTTCTTTTTTACCGAGAGATTTCATATGGTTTTCAGCATCTTTTTGATTTGGAAACTCTTTAAAGTATTTACGATCATGTGTATGTACCGCAAACGTTGCTGTACTTTTTCCAGCTGCACGAGATTTTTTCGTAGTTGGATTATATACTTTAGTAATCTTATATGTTTCTTCAAGTTCTACTTCTTCTTTACGTACTTTAGCAGCCAAGTCTTTATCAGCTTTGCCCCATGTACCAGAAGATTTAGTAATAAAAGAGTTTACTCGAGCATGTCCCCATTGTTCTGGTGTAGTTCCCGGTCTATGACCAGTTTTCCACGCAGCTACACCACGGTTATATACTTGTTTTAAAACACCTTGTGGCATACCAGATTTGTCAGCTTTTTTAGCCAAAGATTTATCAGCAGCATCTTCTTTAATATATGACTCTGTTGATTCCATTAAATCTGTAATATCTTCAATGTTAAACTCATCAACGTTTTCTTGAAGTTTTGGCTTATACATTTTGAAACGCTTATCAAACTTTGTCTTGCCATTTTTGTCTAAAAGCATATGAGGGCGTTTACCTTGACGTTGTCCCCAGATATGGCTTTCTTCCAACTCTTCAGTATAACCCATTGCACGAGCTTTTTTAGTATGCTTTGACTCTTTAGTCTTTGCTTCTTTATCTCCGGGAGCCGGCTTATATGCAGAGGCATCGTTATCAGCCTTTTTGGCATTACGCTCAAAGTGATCTTCACGATCGTCTTTTTTATCCTGAGCTACACCTTTATAATATGGTCCAGTTTTTTCTGTCATAAAGTTTTGGAACTGCGTATTCATATCCAAATTTTCATTTTTATTCTTAGCTCTTTTACGATCGCGTTCTTTAATTTTAACTTTTGGTAATAACTTACGCGCCATTGCATCTAATCTTTGTTTAGAGAATTTAGCAACACGCTTATCAATTACAATCTTTTCACCAGACGACATATCAGCATATCGTTTATTTTTTGCAAAACGGTTTTTAAGATTTATGATTGCCTGTTTGCGAGCACGTTTCTTAAGTACTTCCATAGTTGCAGTTCGTCGAGCCGCTTTTTCTCTACCACGTTTCATTTTATGTCTGTTTTTACGCATTCTAATACCAATAGCTCGGCGCTGCATACGGTCTAATACTTCATCGAGATCTTGTGTATCTTCTACAATTTCCTCAATGTTTTCAAATTCGTTATCGTTATCTTCTGACATGTTCATTCCCTTTCGCACGTCGGCTAATATCGCGGCTGCGCTTGTTTTTAGTTTACTTGGTAATCCGGTTGCGAATTTCTTAACATCGTTATCCGCGGCGTAGCCACGCATTTTAGTTCCAGACATTCCTTTAACGCCTTCGGCATCAGGATCGCGTTGGCCTGCTGATACAACTTTTATATTATTGAATACATAGCCAGCAGAGGATTTATTATATTTGTTTAATAGTCTATCAAATTCTTTTACCCTGTCAGAACCAACAACTACTATAACATCTTTATGTTTGCCACTTAACTCAACCATCACTTCAATGATAGTACGAGCTTTTGATTTAATGACTGCTGGCCCAAACGCCTTTTGCGCGTATTTGATTTTATCATTATAACTTAATGGATTTTTGTTTTTATCTTGTGATTGCGAAAGGTAAATATAAGGGGTACCACCACGTTGCTTCGCGTTTGAAATAACAGCGGCTGCTAATTTTTCATGACCTACTGTAATTGGATTCATTCTGCCAAATGTTACGACTGCTGGTTTATCGTCGCCAGCTGCCTCAGCTAATGTTGGTTCAACATCAACATATTTGTTTGCATCAAATCCTTTAAAGCTTTGAAGTTTTCGCTTGCCATCTTTATCCTTCGCCTTTGGCTTAGGTTTGACTTCGTCTTCATCGTTATTCTTCGGGTCATTAATGTCTTGCGGTTCGTCAACCATAATTGTAGATCCTAGTATATTAGATTTAATTCTATTTATAATATTTTTGAAAAGAGGGTATGAATTCATAGTTATTAGAAGCCGATTTTGCCCAAATAGTCGACTCCCTAATCCATCCAAGTGCAGGAGTTGGCGAGGCTATGTGTAATGGCATGGCTGTTCTACGCTGACCACGAATAAAGTAATCATTATCAACTGCGCTTCTTATACCTTTTTGGGATATTTCGTTAATTAAAAACTGTGCAGTTCGTCTAGTCATAGCGTATGCATGAGCTCCTTCATGACCAATAATTGGTATCAAATCAGTTGGTGGACCAGCCTCTTCATGTTTATAATTTTCTGGATCTGATATTTTATATCCTAACACAACAATAGTATTTTCTGGTATAGTTATAAATTTGCAAGGGCGTTGGAGCATTATTGCATCGTGTTCAAGTACAATCCCTATATTGTCAGTACCTTCAGCAATCCTTTTCCATATAGCAAAATGACCAGCGGTACAACACATTGCTTTTTGACCATTAGTTGGTTCCGCAATATATTCATAATTTTCAGTTGGTAATCTAGGTATACCTAAATCTTTAAATGCTGCTTTACCTGACTGATTACTATATCCTAAATGATATGTCCAAGGTAAACCAATCTTATCACAAGAGTCAGCAGCAACTTTTGCATAATCGTGCGATAACTTATTATCAATTTTTAAAATATACGCCTTCATACGTATGTTTCCTCAGCAAGTTCGTTATATAAAGTTATATCGTTTGCAAAGTATTCTAACATAACATCCATCGCTCTATTATCAAAAGTTATTTCGTTATTTCGGTTTTTTCTAAAATCGTTTTTATGGTTAGGTAACATATGCTTTACTTGTATATTTAATTCGCGCATAAGAGCACTTAAGTCGTTGCTTATGTTTTCGTATAGCCAATACTCACCGTGTATTTCGTTATTATATTTTAATATATCGGATTGTAATATACCAGAGTTTGGTTCGCCAATAAAAGGACCTTTTGGTGTCCAAGAATTATATTCTTCTATTGACGGCGGTATATGATTATTAGTCCACCTCTTATAGAAATAGTAAAAGCTTTTTTGTCTATCAACAGGATCTCTTACGACCGCAATAGATTTATATTCAATAGCAGCCATTGGAGTTATAATACGATTTTCAACTAAATCCTGTAATGTAAAATGATAATATTTAAAGTTTAATTTATACTTATTAATTATATCTTGGCTTAACGTGGCTGGTATATTAGAATCTTCAACCGGTGTATAAATTGCGTTAGGATCAGGAATGTTTTTAATAAAGAACTCAGATAAGCTGCTGCTCGCAGTTTTTGGTGTTCGTAAAAATATTAATTTATATTTGTGAGATATGTACATTATATACCCTTATCATATGTTATACTATTTGCATGTCCAGTAGATCCCCATTTATGGTCTGCATAAACTTTATCTGGTCCATTATATCTTTTTGCGCCACCAATATAAAACAACGGAATAAAATAATGACTTGGCCATATAGTTATCATATGTTTAAAATTTGGGTGGTGTTTAGATAGAAATAGATTACCCGTGGATCTAAATGGCTCTGGGCTTAAATCAGTTGGTTTTAATTTATGGAGTGTATTAATAACATGTTTGACGAATACATTCTCAGGATTACATGCCATAATAGGTTGAATGTTTGGTGTTGGTAGTTTTTCATTTTCGTAACAAGAATAAGCGTAATTCTCTGGTGATGTAAATAACTCATCAGTATTTTCTAAACAAGTCATATCAGCCTCAGGCCAAAATCCACCATGTTCGTATAGCAGTTCGTATCGGATAAGATCGGATACTCCTGGGAATTTACCTGTGTTATAATAGTGTTCAATCAAATGACTATTATGCCATTTACGCGATCGTAACATTTCATCAGTAAATATAGAGTATTCCCACTCAGGATGTTTGTCTCTCCAAGTGTGAAGCCATTGGAGTGGAGCAGGGCGTGGTCCAACCCATATTTGGCTTAGTCTTTTTGGAATGTTCACTTCTGTACCCACCAAATAAAATCGTCTTCTACGTGCCAAGAGTTCTCTCCATAAAACTCTGTTACTGCCTGTTTGACAGTAGGGAAATGTATATCATGTCCAAACATAATACCACCATCTCTTACTTTACTATCCCAAGCTTTAATATCTCTTAGGCAACCTTCGTATCCGTGGTCAGCATCAACAAAAACAAAATCTAAACTTTTATCGTCAACTGTTTTAGCAGCTTCAGTAGTATAGTCTTTTATAATATCAACTCTGTCTGGATTATATTCTTCAAACTCTCTTAAATCGTTATAGTATCTATTATGATCCCAAGCGTGCCCATGTTCTCCGGGTGTCCATTTTTCTGGTCCATTATTATCTGGCTGCGCTTCATACAAATCCACACCAATCATGTGTAGTTTTGGACAATTGTTAATTAGAAATTTAAAATTAACACCATCGTGGATACCAAGCTCTGCGCCTTTTGTCCAGCCATTAGTGTTAACAAAGTTGGCTAATGTTTGCCACCTATAGACGTTTCCGCCGTCATTACCTCTATCACGTATTCTTCCCATAGTATATCTCCGTTGAATCAAAAAAGGTAGACAACTTAATGCCTACCCTTTATTTATAAGTTTTTTTGAAGTTATTATAAACCTAAATACCACATCCAAACTGGTATTAATCCAACGTGTAAGAATACGCACAAGAATAACATTAACCAAACAATTTTAATGTTACCTCTATCACCGTGCATTACTTGCCGCCTTTTTTCTTTTCACCTTTAGGTTTGATGAATGTGTGATCTGGATCTATCATAGTTCTCCTAACAAAGCCTTAAGCTTTTTCTTTGATTTGCCCTTTACTTTGGCTTTTGAAATATCATTATCTCCATCACCTACAACTACAATAGCAATCATACCCATGCTCTTATGTGGTGAACATTGATATAGATATACACCCGGTGTGTTAAACTGGATTTCAACTACTTTATTTAATTTTGATTTCTTTGGTTTCTTCCAACCGTCTGGCCCTGCAATAAATTCTACGTTATGACCTTTTGATGTTGGTACCCATGTGATAATCTCACCTACTTCGATACGTGTAATATCTTGTGAGTAGACCATCTTAGCGCCATCGTCGCGCTTATTTAACATTTCGATTGTTACGTCTGCTGATGCTGCTGACACTGTAAAAATTGCAGCGAATAGTGCCAAATAAAAATAAAGTGTTTTCATATTATATCCTAACTTGTTTTATACATGTTGTGTTTGAACTCTGAGATTTCGTTAGCTTTGTCATACATGCCCATCTCTCTCAACTGCTTAATACTCATGCAGTAACTTCTATATTCCATTAGTTTCATAAATCGTCTAAACATTCCGTTTCCTCTTTCTTACATCTTTTTGCAGTCAAAGAATGATTTCTCTAACTGTACTGGTACACCGCCTTTTGCGATACATACTTCTTTCCAATTTGGTTGTTTGTATTTGTCAATCACGGCGTAAAATCCAAACGCTATACATATTAATATTAATGAAGTCATAACGACGAACATATAAAAACCTAACTTCTGCACTACCTGTGCTGATATTTCTATATGCTGATCACCAACCATTATACAGCAAACATTAGTAGCAACGCTACCAAGAATGCAAAGATACCCAACGCTTCTGCAAATGCGATACCTACAAACATTGTTCCCTGATCGCCTTCACCCTTTTTAGGCATTACTTTTAACACACTTCCGACTATAATTCCTACGGCAATAGCCGCTCCACCCATTCCTAAAGTTGCCAATCCTGCGCCAATTAATGCGCCCATTGTTGCTATATCACCAGTCATTATTTACTCTCCAACATTAATCTTCTTGCTTCTTCTACATATCCTTGACGAAACAATTCACTCGCTGCTCTTGCTCTGCCTGCTGACTCGCCAAATGCCCATAAGAACATTCCTACAGCAACTAAGCCTTTTGCTAATAGTTTAAATATTTTTGGCATTCTTACTGGTTGTTCACCTGTGATTTCCATTATACTGATCCTCTTAAATTTGGGTTAACTGATACATATGGTAATGAATCGCGTTTACGAGTATCTTCCCAAGTGTCATTAGCAATAGAACGAATATCGCCACGGCTAATGCCAATGTCGTTTAATTCTCTATCTGTTAATCTATGGAGTGTTTTGAATGTTTCGCGACGCTCTGCTCGTTTAGCCATCGCCGTGCCAATTCTTTCGAAGAATGTTACTACTTTGTATGCAAATACTGAAGCAATAGATGAATTACTATTAATCGTGTGTGCCATAATTAATCCTTTTCTAATAAATGTTTCTTTGTTTTAACAAATTTATTTATTAGTAAAAAGGTAAAATTAGGCTTGCTAGTTTTTACTAGCCGGTATTCACTATATGCAAATGTGACATTATGTCAGGTGTTATGGAGTAGGATTATCCACTAATATAAGATCGTAAGTTGCACCAACACCAACTGCACCTTGAGTAATAACATCAACTTTAATGTCAGTTTTTTCTGGAAACCTAAGGGGTACAGCATATTCAAAGTTTACTGGATTACCACCTTGTGATCCAAGCTGTGATTTGATATTAAACGAAGTTCCATTATCAACTGGGCGTGACATTAATCTAAAGTATGTTGGAGCATTTGCTTTATCCATTGTGCAAGTTAATTGCATTAGGTAAGCCGTTTTACCAGCAGGAACTGTATAGGTCGTCATCAAAGTTTGACCGTTATCTGCTAGGATAATAGCGTATGATGTTCCACCAATTGAGAAGGTAACATCATTCTCATTTTGGTCGCCTGTCATATATGCACGATAGATACGATAAAACTCTGCGGTAGTTGTTCCACCAATTGTTGTTTCTTCTGATATGATATTATAATTTACATCAAGACCTTCAACCACAACTGTTTCACCAGATTGAGATGAAGAAGCAACTGTAACTACGCCCGCTGCGGTTGGCCAAGTATATACACCATTTGAACCATCCCAAATAGTAGTCGTACCATTAATATCGGCACCTGTATGACCGAACTTATTAATATGTGAATAGCCTTCTACTTGCCCTGCAGCAATTGGAATATTAGACGCCGAACCAAATGTATTGATGATATTACCATCTTTATCTGCCAGCATAAACGCTTCAAATAAAGTTTTATTACCTTGTAAATATGCTTGAGTTAATTTGTTCCAAATAGCCATTGCTCTTGCCTACCTCTTAAATTTTTCCGTCATAATAGTTTTTGTTTAATTCAGACCAAGGACCGTTTGTGTTGGAATCAGTATAAATTTTTCCAGTTGGTTGAACCTTTTTACATTTTACATATGTTTCTTGTATAGGACCACCTGTTGGTGTAAAGGATCTAATCCCTGCAGTTACGGTTCCGTTAGCGCGGTAATATTGGTCAGTAGGGCCAACATTAGGATCGTCTTGGACCTTTGCATTCGCGTTTACCAATGTGCCTAAAACAGGAGCATTATCATATTGCCAAATCGCAGTAGGTGTTCCACCCACTAAAACTGTTGGTGATCCTGGTACGTCAACCCATGCCATTATTTGTCCCACCCTTTAATATACTTGTCGTTAAAATTAGCATTACTAAAGTCAAGTCTGTCAACAAGCTTAACTGCGGTTTTACCCATGTGGTCAATAGCAACAAAGCCTTCTTGCCCTGTTACTTGAAGCCCGTCAGCTGTTTTAAGGAACGTTGTTAAACCACCAGCTTTGTCGAGTTTCTTTATGATTAAAAGTTTGGCATCTATGAGCAAGTTATACAAATCAAACATAGCAACTAATTCTTTTGTTGATGTTTTCTTAAAGTATTCTAATGTAGCATCTTTTTTAACTCGTTGTGCTCTTTTACCTTTATCGGTTTTTCGTTTGCCAGCTTCTTTTTCGTATATATCATCAATATACTTTTCTAAATCTTTTACAAACATACGAGTGTTACGTATCTTTTCACCAGCTCTAATTTTAGTATTAACAAATGTTTTTGTCCGCATTAGCGTGTCAGGATTGTTTGCTACGCCGTTTAGAGTTGCTGGTTTTATTTTTTGAAATAAAGTTCCTGCAGCCGATAATATTTTATTAACCTTTTCAGTCTCTGCAGCCGTCATCGTTGCCGTGCCTGAAACGTCTCTATATACCGCGTCTACCGACCAGCACGTTTTCGTTGTTTTGAGGCTTGATGCAATCTCCTCTCCAAAACTTGCAGACATTTCTTCAAAGCTACGTCCTCTGTATACCGTATGCCAGACCACTCCGATTTTGGATTTGAGTATTTGTTTACCGAGGTCTGATGCCGAAGGTACCGCGTATACGATCGTATTAGGATGGAAAGTAACATGCGGTTCACCCTTAATGTCCAATATCTTGAGATCTTTTTTATCATATAGAAAGTCACCTTGTACTACACCTTTGATACCAAGTTTAGGAAACTCTTCCAAGGCTAGTTTTAATTTCACTGCTAAATCGCCTTTGGTGTCTGCATCGACATCAGCGGCGGTTTTATATACTTTAGGGTTCTTATTAAAAATACCCTTTTTAGCAACAAAGAATTTTTTGTCGCTTGGATCAACGCCCGCAAATATAGCAGGTGCTCCGTCCCATTTAACTGATACGTTAACTTTAGATTTTGAACTACCTTGTAGCATATCTCTTAATGCTCTAAGGAAATTAATAGCAGAACGTGTACCATCAACACCAAGGTTTAAAATCGAGTCTTCAAGATGCTCCATATGAACATTCTTTTCCTCAGCGAGGTAATTTTTAAAACTTAACATTTATTTAAATCCAAACTGTTGTAGGCCTTTTGTATCAACTTTGCTTACTTCAAATTGGAAAAACGATAATAACGCTTCGTATCCTAGTTTAGCAATTTGTTTAATCTTTTTAATTACTTTGTAATATAATTTAGATAACCATGTTTTAAGTTTACTAAACAATCCTGCTTCAGTTAACACATCTTCAGTTAATAATGACTCAGTAAACTTTGCTTGTTCTCTTATCATCATTGTTTCAAATGTATCAAACCCGCCTTTGTTTTCAGCCACTGTTAATCTAAACGATCCAACAGTTGATGATGTACCTTGCGCAGATACTTTTGAACCTGTTGGTGTTTTTGGAGATATTCTAACTTGAACTTTTTTAGCTAGCTTATCAATAAAAGGTGCCGGTATGTTATTGCCTAATGATAGTTGGACAATGTTATTATTAGTACCAGACGCAGGGTCAAACTCTACCATCCAATTTGAGTTAGCATATTTATCCGGGGCAAATTTAAAATCACCAGTAGCTGCTTCATATACAAAGTATCGTCTAAACTCTTGGTTGTCCTCAAAGAATTCTCTAAACACTGGGTTGAGTTCCTTCATTGAGTTTTTCCAGTCGACAATTTCTGCTTGCTTGGCAGCATATTCTCTTTTATCAAACTTAATGTCCATTACACGTTTACTATTACCTACTTGTGCTTTAACACCTTTAGGCATTGATTTACCTTTGATTGAGTTAATAATTGTATTAACATTTCCGGGTACAGTAATCTTTTTGAGAACAGGATCCAATTGTGCTACTAATTTATTAATTTCTTTAGGAGCTTTATCTCCCATACTATCCATCGCTGCATAGAATGTAGAAATTGTTTCTTCTTTATATCCAGACATAACTTGAGAACCACCTTTTTGTTTAAGTGATATGTTTATACCGTCTGTTGAATATAAATCAGTTTTAGGAGTACCATTGGAACCTAACCATTTTGGATTTAACTGACCTGCGCCAGAACCAAAATGTATTAGTGAGTTCGCAGAAGCCTTGGTTGTTTTTCTAATATCATCAGCAATTTTTTCTGCAATTGGAGCGCCAATTTCATATGTATTTTGTTTTAAACCGTATGTATCTTTGGCTTTGTCCCAACCACCGTTGAAAGCAACAACGATAACCGCTTCCATATCAGTGGCACTTACTTGGTTTTTCTTTGCGCCACCGCGTTTCGCTTCTGTGACAAATTCCTGAAAACGCTTCATAGTTAACTCCGTAGTGCTTCGTTTAGAGTTATTTATAATATCTAACTACATCAATTCGCCAGCACTAAACAAATCTTTCTTTTTGACTTTACCAATATTACCTTTATCAAATACAGGACTATCATCACTAAATGATACTGAAGGTTTAGGCATAGAGTTAGCAACTGCTTGTCCTTGCGTGATACCTTTTTGAGCACTATCTTCTAAATCATATATCTGCATCTTTGCTCTATCAACACCAACAACAAACCGACGATAATGGCTCAAGTCACCCCAACGATTTTTAAGTTGCTTAATCATTAATTGTCCAAGACCATCAAGTTCTTCAGATGTAATCAAACCAAGGATACAATCAGCTGTGTGAGTAATACCCATTGACTCAGACGTATTTGTCAAATCAACATCAGTATTACCATAACCATCTCTATTGAACTGGGATGATGTAATCACGGCACAATTATATTCCATAGCAAGACCACGGATTTCTTCAGCGATTGATTTAACTAATGTATATGAATTAGCAGCCGCGGCACCTTTAACTCGAGATGATGCGCAAATGTTCAAATAGTCAATCATAATAACATCTGGTTTGAAGTTACGTTTCATTCGCAACTCTGTTAATAAATGTCGGAAGTGACCAGTATGAGCAGAACCTGTCGGATATTCTTTAACAACTAGTTTACCCGTGGTTTTACCTTTGATACGTTCCATTCTTTTATTATATACATCACGTGGCATTTCCGATACTTCATCAATAGTAACACCCATCATATTAGCATCAATACGTTCAGAGATACGTTCCTCTGCCATTTCCATTGTAATATATAATACGTTTTTACCTTGAAGTAAAGCCGAAGCAGCCGCATGACATTTGACTAATGATTTACCACCACCGGTTGTAGCCAATAAGACTGTCATGGATTTACGTGGTAATCCACCTTTGGTAATCTTGTTGAGCAATTCAATATCAAAAGGAATACGCTCTTCTTTCTTGTGGTAAAAATCATAACGTGATTCATAATCTTCAAGGTAATCATGACCAACCGAACTATCAAAACTAATACTGAGTGAGTCTTGTAATAAGGCAGGCAGTCCATCTTTACCGAGTTCGGCTTCTGATCCATCAACTACGAGGATTGCTTTACGAATTGCGTTATATAAATCGCGATCTTGACAAAACTTTTCAGTTTCTTTGACCAACCATTCTTGGTCCGTATCTTCATCGCGCTTAAGAGTATCAACTGAAGCCATTACACTTTTGTAAGACTCTTCATTCATATCTTTACGTTTGTCAAGTGTTAGTTTGAGTACCTCAACTGAAGGAGGATCTCTATATTCTTCAACGTAACTTGAATACGTTTCAAATATTTTCTTGTGGTTATTATCTTCAAAGTAATCTGTTTTTATGTACGGATATACTTTACGAAAATAATCCTCGTTAAATACGAGGTTAGATAATACGGTGTTCTCTATCATTGTTAATTCCAGTGGCTGAGTTGAATATGGCGGCTCTGTAATTGAACCGCCATACTTTTATAATAATACATTTTGTTACAAATGTCAACTAAAAATTACTCCGTTGCGTCAGCAATCGCTTCGTCAATCGCGGCGATATCATCATCACGCATGATAGCACCTGATCCTCCGACAGTAAACGCATCTTTGATATATTGACCAAAGTTTGTTTCTTCAAACATTTTTAGCCAAAACTCTTTATTATCGTTTACTTCTTTAGCTCTCATTAACTTATCAGAAATAACTTCGCCTGTTTCTGGATTGATTGCTTCATACCAACCAACTTTTGGTTTGTTGAGGTAACCACCTTTTTCAGCAACTTCCATTAAACCTGACCATTTAACAATACCGCCATCCCAAGATACTGAGATTGGAATTTTTGATTTCTCTTTAACATGTCGAGATTTCTCAATATTGATAACGAAATGATAACCTGTAATTTCAGTACCAACCTTTTCTTGGCGTCGACCGATAATCCAAATGGCATCAGCAGAGTAATAAATCCCTGTACCGCCAGATACGATAGCCTTTGGAAACAAACCAATCTCTTGGTAAGTATGGTTAACCGCAATCAGTGGAATATCTTTAAGATTAAGATGCGGTGTTACAATACGGAATAGAGATTTCAAGGCTTTTGCCCTTGACATATCAGCAACTGATTTACCGTCAAGTGCATCCTGTGTTTCTTTCTTTGATGCCAAGTTACCGACTGAGTCAATAACAATAACTACATTATCTTTCTTTTCAATTTTATCAAGCTGTTGGGAAATATCAAATTTAAGTTGCTCAACATCTGTGATTGGTGTATGTACAACTCTATCCATATCAATACCAAAGCTTTCAAAGTACGCTTGTGGCGTACCAAACTCTGCATCATAAAACAATAAGATAGCATCTTTATTACGCTTCATATAAGCACCTGCCATTAACAGAGCAAATGCCGATTTAAAGTGTTTTGATGGTCCTGCTAATACCAATAGTCCCGGTGATAAACCACCGTCAATTCTTCCTGATAAAGCAACGTTTACCATTGGAACATCTGTCGGCGCCATATCCTTTTTACCAAAAACCTTTGATTCCATTAATGGCGCTGTCATTTTAATTGTACTGTTTTTCACTAACTTGTCTAAAAGACTCATATTAACTACCTTCTACTATTGATTTAAGTTTACTCTTATAAGCCTCAATCTTACTTACGCGATCAGGCCAATAAATTGTTGATTTCTCAGAATTCTTACATAAGTTATCCAAGAACGGTGTTACCGATTTAAATAATAGTTCTAAACGATATTCAAGGTCGTCAGCCGCAAGTTTAGCATCAGTGAGTTGATCCTCAAGTGTTTGCTTCTCGCTGCTGACTTTTTGAATGGCGTCCTTGGCTTCAGCTTCTTTTTCTTGAAGCTCTTCATCAATAAAGCTGAAACCAAAGTCAAAGTCTAGAACTTCTTCGTAGACTTTATTAGCCATTTGCTAGTTCCTTAAAAATAGATAGATCATCGTCGTCATCGTCCATTGACATTCCTTGCGAAGTGCTTGCCTCAGGCATTGCTTCTTTCAAGGTTGGTTCTGGAGCTGACTTGCTAGTATTACCAAAGCTGCTCAAATCCAAATCATCATTTTCCTCAGCGGTGGCTGGCACTGCAGCTTCTTCACCTAAAGCAAGTACACGATAAAGTTTTGTTTTCAACTCTGCGTATGATTTGAAGTTCTTTGGATCTACCAACTCTTGCAACTTGTGCTGTTGGTTCCAAATACCTTCGATTACTGAGTCGTCATCAGCAATAGCCGATGGTGAGTCAAACTCAGATTTGTCATAGTTAGGATATCCTTCAAACTTACGAATTTTCAAACGGAAGTTAGCGCCTTCCCAGAAATCAAATGGATTGACTGGTCTCTCGTCTTCGAACGTTGGGTTCATCAGATCGTTTAGTTTGTCAAAAATCTTTTTACCAAATTGGTACATAAAGACTTTACCATCATTTTCAGGGTTTGCACCGTCTTTTACGACGAGGATATTTGCCACGTACTTTAGTCGACGCTTTTGTTTACGAGCTAACTCTTTATCAGACTCGAGACCAGAGTTCCACAACTTTGAGTTGTACTCGGATACTGGATCGTCTTGGTTAACGGTCGTAAGTGAGTTTTCAATATACCATAATCCTGTTGGTCCTTGAAAACCGTGGTCCCAGATGCGAACGAATGGCATTTCTTCACCTTGCGCGGCTGGCAAGAATCGAATAATAGCAAAACCGTTACCCGCTTTATCGCGCGTTGGTTTCCACATTTTACCTTCGTTGGGATCTGAATAGCTCTTAGTTTGAATTTTCTCGAGCTGTGAGTTCAATTTGTTTAGAGAAGCTGAACGATTCTTCTTAAGTGCGTTGAAATCCATTGACATGGTTATATCTCCTAATTTTGCTGTGTATAGCGTTTGTTTATATTGCGATGTATTTGTCGTTAAGCCGACCATCTATTTATATTAGAAAAAGTGTTCACGTATAATATTTTTAAACTTTTTCTGTTCGATTTCTAAGAAAGGATAGTACTTCTTAGATAATCTAATTATATCACTTGCTACGATTTTGTCAACTACTTTTTGGTCCCAATACGAAAAAATATTTGCGCAATGGGTTAAAATAGTAAACGTCTCAAGTGTTATTTGCCGTTGAATATAGAGAGTCATAATAGCTGGATGCTGTCCTTGAACAGACACAAAGTTATCTTGGTATTCGTCTCTAAGTTTATTAAGATCGTCTTTAACGACGCGTGATAATGAATCCCGTTTCTTGGTCCATTCCACATAACGATCTTCTCCGTCTTGCTCAACGATTTCCCTAATCCATATGTTTGGTTTGACTATCATGTTAGCCATTAACAATTTTTCAGGGTCTTCCTTTTGAGCGAGTTTGTGAAAAAAGAAAACATCGTTCCGAGTACGGTATGTCTCAAACGATGCTCTAATTTTTCCTCTGTACTTATGATAATCATATCCATCTGTAGTAAAATGCTTTTTCATTGCAAGGTATTTTACGTAACAGTTAAATGATTCCTCATTCGCAAAGCTCTGTGATGTCTTGATCATCTTTTATCACCATTTTCATTTTCACTGCTTCAGTCCTAACTTTTTCTTTTAGGATAGAAGACTTTTTGACTATATCGGCTACTGCCTCTATTTCCAATCCATTTTGTCGCGCGTATTCAACTAACGCATCAATATAATTAACTCCATTTGATAACATGCTTGAAATCTCGTGATGTACCTTTTCAGGCGTACGAGGGTTAATAACTTTTTCTTGGGAATTGCCTTTATCCATTCAATGATTTAACCCCACTAAGCCAGTTTTCAGCCGCGCTTTCTGCCCAATGAATTGACTTACCTTCATATAGTTCTTCTTGAATAAATTCTTCATTAATAAAAAACCGGCATCCGCTGCCATCAGTTGTACTGAAGTATTCAGCCTTAAGTGTTTTACCTGCTTTTTCCATAATAATAGTGTCGCCTGCCATTTTACTTTCCTTAATATTTGAAGTTGATTTCATTGACCCACAGTTAGAGCAGTACGTGACAGTTACCTTAAAATGATAACCGCCAATTTCTATATACTCATAACCTTGATTTATATCTACTGTATCACAACAACCGTAAAGTGTCAACCGTTAATCTCCGCAAAAAGAACATTATTTACATAATCGTCTTTGTCTTCTTCAGTAATACCCATAGCAAGTATTGACCGATGAAGGTGCGGATTTTTCTTTTGGTTAACACAATATTTGTTTAATAAAGGTGATGTATCGCGATTTGATACATAAGTCATATCTTTTAAATTATCTAAATAATAATTAACTAGATCTGATGTTACAGCAATGAATTGGTCTAATTCTTTATCAGTATTAATATTTCCAACTGCAATCATTGATTTTGAAAATATTTCTTTTGCCCAATCTGGTAGTTCTCTTGGTTTATTCCATTCTAAGTCTTTAACCTTATTAGCCATGTAATCACTATATGGATGCTCAAAGCCATGCAGCGGAGAGAAATCCATAAACGAACCAGTAATTTTCTTTGGTCCAGCAACGATGTCAAACCCTAAGATTGGCAATTCTAAACCAGCCTTAGGGAAAACATTAACGTGCATCAACCAAAGACCTTTACCATCTGCTGGTACGATAGTCTTTAAATGTGCTTTATTAACAATGGGTGAATGCCAAAACCTATCATCCCAATCTTTAAAATAAAGATCGTTCATAGCAGGCTCTTCATATTCAGTAAAGTTGTCTTGAAACTTGCCACGAATATGCGCAGCGTAATCATTCAATTTATCCCATAATGGAGTCATTTGCTTTTTCTTAATCTTCGGAGTTTTGCGAATTCATTTAACAAACGTGTTTCTCTAATTGATTTGAGTACACTTCGCCGCCGACGTGCGCTGTTACTTTTAAGCATTCGTTCAGCGCGCGGTTTTGGTTTAAGGTTAACTGTATCTAATGCGTCATCTTGCATTTTACTCTCCTTATATGTTTTGATTTATATTAGTATTTTATAACAAATAGCTAAGAATGTCAATAGTTATTTGGATAATTCGTCAAATAATTCTGATGCGAAATCAAAGCATTTCTTAGCTTCTACTTCCATACCATCGTGCAATAGTTTTCTAAATTCTTCGATAAGTACTTTTGTGTCACCTTCAAATTCATACATAATCCCTTTTCCGGGTGTCTTAGCTTTAATGATTTGTCCACCATGAAGTTCACCAAAATGCCTTACATACATATGTGCTAATAGACTATCGTTATCGTCTGCATCAGCCAATCCTTGCATGTGTGTCATACATCTGCCAACTGATTCTGGATAACTATCAATATCGTCAAATCCATAAATTTCTGATAACTCATCCATATCCTGAAGAATACGCGGAGCTCTATAAATTGCAGTAAGGTTTGGTGGAATAATTACAATGTCTTCTAATAGTCTGTATACTAAGTACTGACAATTTAAAAACTTATAATATACGAATGGGTCTATGCCACCACTAATTAGTTGCTTAGCAAATTTTCTACGTTCAGCTGCTTGGTGATGTGCCCATGTGAGTTGCTTCAATTTATTAGTCATAATATAATGCCCTCTATTTTATGGTGTACCTTTTATTTATACAAACTAAAAGAGGAGCCGAAGCCCCTCTAAAGTATTGATTTTTTATAAACTTAGAAGTTGAAACTTAAACCAACTGATGGTGTTAATTCTTCACTGTCAAAGTTATAGTTCAATTTAGTTTCTACATCGATACCTGCAACAGCAACTTCACCATTAACGCCTGCATCTTTCATTAGATCATCTTGGTCACCGCCAATATAACCAGTTAATGGTCCTACTGTAGCGTCAGCTTCAAAGCCAAGTTTTTCTGAAATTGAACCGTATGATACTGCACCACCGATACGTACATTTTCCAACATACCGTCTGTGTCTGCGCGACCTGCTACAATCCATGATTCACTGTTTAGGTTATAGTCACCTACTGCGTTGATGTTAGCAATTCCTAATGGAATACCGTAACCAGCTTGTACGTTTTGAATGTCAGTTAAATCATCCATGTTTAAGCCGGCTGCTACTGATACACCTGCGATAGTTGCTTGAATGCTTTCATCAGCAATCTTTGCTTCTTCAATAGAAGAACCGTTTTCTGTGTCAATCCAAATATTGCCTTGGTCTCCAAATGACAATTCAGTTCCACCGATTGATGTACCGATTGAATATTCGTCTAAAGCCAAATCGTTATTTGAGTCAACGACGAAAGACATAGAACCTGATGCTAAGCCAGATCCTGCAGATACGCCAAGATCAAAAGATGACGTTGCACCCCAATCTCCACCAGCACCTTCAGCAATTACTGTTTCAATTTTACCAGTTAATCCTACTGGTGCTTCGGTTACTTCCTGTGCAATCGCTGCACCGGCTACCAAAGTTAGTGCCGTTGTTAATAAGAATTTACCCATGTTACCTTTTTCCTTGTAATAGTTTTATTAAGTACCACTTTTCTGTTGCTAGGTAAGTGGACAACCCCCCTGTGATTATGCTGCTAGAGCAAATCCAGATGGTGCGAAATTTTCATTTGCATTTAGTTTAATTGATCTATACGCGATCACCCGATGAACTCCATTAAGCTATTCCGTCCGTCGATCCTTGTTCATCCCCATCAAATTTACTCTACAAAGTAAATTATCAGTTTTTACCCTACAGAGTAAATTTGGTGGAGATGCTCGGTACTGCCCCGAGGTCCGATCCGTATTCACGTCATTTCAACGTTCACTAGTTATATATAATACAGTAGAGCTAAAATGTCAATAGATTTCCATTTTAATAAAAATACTGTTACTATTTTGTTACAGCCATTATAACAACTATTATTATTGTTTAGTAGATAAATCTATTATATACGGTTTTCAAACAATGTCAATAGATATAAATAACTACATGAAGGTTTTTGAGGATAATTATGTTTTTAGTCCACTTTTATATATTTTATTGGGTAGTAGCTGCTGTCGGGTTGACGATAGGGTATCATAGATGCATATCACATAAGCAAATAAAACTGCACCCAATATTAGAAACAATAATAATTTACTTAGGTACTATGGCTAGCGCATGTTCGCCATTAAGTTGGGCAGGCGTTCATCGTATGCATCACGCATATGCTGATACTGAGTTAGACCCACATAGTCCAAAATATAAAAAATGGTATGAAGTATTGTTTTCGGCTTATAAAGTAAAGCATATACCAAGAAAGTTTGTAAAGGACCTTTATAATAATCCAAGAGTTATGTTTTTCCACAAGAACAAATTATATGTTTTCGTTATAACTTATATTGTAGCATTTTATATAAATCCAATATTTCTTGCGCATTTATTGTTATTATTACCAACATCATTTATGTTTTACGGATTACTTAATTTGGTAGCCCATGACGACGACGGCGCTGCTAATAAATGGTGGATAAATCTTTTTGCTCCACTTGAAGGAAACCACAGTGATCATCATGCAAAGAAGTAGCGACGCACATTGGGTAAAGATGAACTTTAATGTTCCTTGCTCTGATATAGAAAAAGAATATAAATTAGTCAAAGACTCATTAGTTATCCATAGACCAGAGGATGGTCATAAGGATTGGTTTGCTATGACATTATACGGCACTGCTTCTGATAATACAAATAGTCATTGGGAATATGGACGTAAAGTTAAAAAGGATATTACTGAAATTGGAAAGCAATGTCCTGCAACTATGGATTTTGTTAATTCATTACCATATGCTCGAATAGATGATGTCAGATATCTTGTTATAAAATCTGGTGGTTATATTGCTGAACATATCGATGTGCCAGAACATAACTGGCTGGATCCTCTTAATATATCTATTACATATCCAAAGGGAAGTAAGTTTGTTATGGACGGCGAGGAAATACCATATCATCCCGGTTCATCGTTTGTTTTAAACATTCACTACCCACATATGGTTGAAAATAATTCTGACGAAGACAGATTACATTTATTAATTCATGGTAAGAAAAAGAAAGAGTTTTGGAATGACATTGCTGAACTCAGAATGTAGTGTCACTAGCTTTTTTCCAGAGGATAGGCCAGACATTATAAAGCAATTATCAGAAACAGTTTATGACCACGTTAATTATGATGGTTTAGACTGGTTTCAGTTTGATTGTGTTTCTATATTACAAAATGGTGACGACATAGTAGGATTTAGTTCTATATGGCATAGACCTGAATATTATGAAAAGGGTGAGGTTAGAATATTAAATCGTTATTGGGAAAACCAAGAATTGCGTCGTATCGGTAGAGAATTAGCAAGAAGCCATATTATATCTACCGTCAAAGACCAATTGAAGTTTGCAAAAGAACTCGGATATACCTCAGCATTTATAAGTAGAGAAAAGAACCCCAGAATGCTGCGAGAGTTTATAAATAAAGTGGCAATGGCAACAGATACAATATGGAATATGCATGACAAAAAAGTACCGGTTTGTGACGGTCATGGATGTTTACAATATAAAGGATATACAAAATTATGAAAACCAGATATGAGCTGCCACCGTTTCAAAAACTTGACGCACATTTTGATGTAAACAAAATCATTGAAGTTGTTCGTAATATGCCACCAGAAAATGACGATCTAAAAGAAAAAGATGGCTATGGAGATTTGGTTGGTGGAAAAACTGCAAAGTTACAAAAAGCTTTTGGTTTAAAATTTGATACGATTGAAGATGCTTATCAATTCTTACAAGATAACGATGTAAAAGAGTCTGAGTTCCGTAATGGTTTAGGCGGCAAGCGTATGGCTTGGGATTTTAGAAACTATGTAAAGCCATTTGAAGATTATATTGTAGAAGATGGCAAGGGCAAATTTGAAGTTAATGGATCGCCATATAAACAAATTGCTTTGACTAAATATAACCCAGATGAAGAAGATCGGATCTATGAAAAGAAAATACCTAAAAGCAGACTTGACGAAAGACACTATAACTTAATGAAAGACTGGGTAAAGGGTACTTACCTAGAAGAAATACTTAAAACATTTAAAGGCGAAGTTACACGAGCAAGAATTGCTATTATGGAGCCGGGTGCTTACGTTGCCGAGCATATCGACTACAATACCGATTATTCTATTCGGTTTCATATTCCGATTACAACAAATGATGATTGTGGATTTTATTGTATAGATAAAGATGGGAGCAAAATAAATCAGACTATGGAACCGGGATCACTATGGTTTTTAAATCAAGGCATGAGGCATTCGGCTTGGAACAAAGGTACGACTACACGGTCACATATTATTATATCAGTTAATGGTCAGGAAGATTTACATGGATAAAACATGGATAAATGATTCGTTTATAAAAACTGATTATAAGGTTGACCCAATTTTTTGGGAAAATTATATAACTGGCGAATGGACTGATAGTAATAAACTATATTCAGAATATGTTAGTGATGCAACAGGTGGTAAAGAAATGAATAAGTTCTTTGTCCAAGAGATACACAATTTTAATAGACCACTTCTTAGGTTGATTAAAAAAATATGGAATACATTTGAAATAAGACCACAAGAATTCCGCTGCAACTTTTTTAGAGTATTAGAAGGTGGAGAGTTGCCAGTTCATGTTGATGTTAAGAGCCATTGCTCAGTACTGATACCTGTAACTGAAAATACTGGCGAATTATATGTTGATGATGGGAATACAAGAGACTCCATAGTATATGACACTATGACTGTACTTAATACAAAAAAACCACATGGTGTAAAATCGCCAACAAAGGAACGTATCGTCTTTCATATGGGGATACACGACATTCCATTCGGAGAACTAAAATGATTAAAAAACTAAACTTACCACAGTTGACAATGCCTTCGCCAATCCACAACGCACTAGAAATTGAATACGATAGTTCAATTATCAATTACACTGCTTGGACTCTTGCAGACGCAACATCAACTTTAGTAGACGAACAAATATTAGAAGAGATTTTAAATAACTCACACACTCGTTATCAGGAGTCAGACTCGACTAAAAATAGTAGAATTTTTACAACGGAGTCGCGTTGGAGAATATTATATATTATTGATCCTGTAGGCACAATATTACATGCTCACGATGCTGACGATAATGTTACGTCTTCTATTACAGCGGTAGCAGGAGAATGGTATCTTATTGACTCGCACGTTAAAAATTCCGTTTCTGGAATTACGGGTACACAAACCGCTATAACAATTAACCATCCAAATGATTTTACAGTGAGCGAACAAGCATGGATAGACAATCTTATTATAGAGTAATTGATACAGTTGATCTCGAAAAAATTAAGAGTGAGTTATCTCTTATTCACCATGAAACGACTTACGCACTTCAAGGTGAACGTGTTGAAGATAGTGTATTTAAACATATAGTACCTGCAACAAACCAAACTAACGCTTGGGAAAGACAAACGAAAGTAACAGCCAAAGACTTGGTTGAGTTTCATTTTGCATTGCCATATATCAACTCTTTGTTAGGAAAATACAATCTGGCATATAGTAGGGTTATGATATTGAATGGTAAAACATGTTATACTTATCACAAAGACTTTACTAAAAGAATACATATACCAATTGAAACCAACGATAATAACTTCTTTGTTATGAACGATGAAATCTTTAGGCTGCCGGCAGATGGCAGTGTTTATGAGGTAGACACAACAAACATTCACACATTTGTTAATGCTTCTACATCATCTCGAACTCATATCGTCGGCACTATGTTATGAAAACAATACTGTCTGGCTGCAGTTGGTCTAACAGAAATTATTTTCCAAGGATCCACCCCAGCTACGACACATCATATCCAAAGTGGGATGAGTTATTACAAGATTATTATGACTGGGACGTTGTTAACGTTTATGGAGATGCTCTCGGTAATGTAGAAATAATAAAGAGAGCAATAAAACAAATATATACATGTAATACTACTAGATGTATTATAGCCTTATCTCAGTGGTATAGATTTTCTACTCCCGGTGACAATCGTTTTAATCCAAACACAAACAAAAATGTTGTATGGGATAATGACGTGTCTGAAGAACAAAAAGCCAAACATCAAAAATGGACAAATAGACACGACGATTATTTTAATATTATTCCATTTGATGATAATACTAAAAAATGCCTTGTAGAAGAAACTCTATTTCAATTATATGTATTAATGGATTTATGTTCACACAAAAATATAGAACTTATTGTGTTTCAAATGATATATCCACTTGTTGAAAACAAAGATGTATATGATATGTTAGACTCTAATTACTTTAATATGATACACAAGAGAAAAGGCAATATGTTTGGTTGGCCTTTTCACTGGCAATATGGCGGTTGTTGTTTTGAAGAATTAATGCAAGGGGATTGTATGATTAGCAAACAAGATAGACACCCTAATGCAAAAGGTCACCAAGAAATATTTAGAATATTTAAAGGATTTTACAAATGAATTATTATGAATTGCCACGGTTTTTATCGGAAGAGCGTCACAACGATTTTTTAAACATGGCTGAAAGTGTTAAAGAGTGGACACCATATCAATCCACAGTATCAGGTAATCGTATGGGAATGTATTATTATCAAACAGGATTAAAATTTGCAAATCGTAATGTTGCACTCATAAAGTTAGAACCACACGACGTTATGGATTGGCATGTTGATGGTAAACGAAACGCTGCACTAAGCTATCCGCTATCTGGCCATTATGCACCCTGCTCTTTTGAGGATGAAACGTTTAGTGGTGTAATGTTGTTGAATACTCAATCTAGGCATGCTGTATTTAATAACGAACATACTAGGTATAGTATCAATATATCATTCCAAGAACCAATTAATGAAGCAATAGAAATTTTTAACGAATTATCTGAATATGAATTTACTACATCTTAACTTTAAAATAGATAAACCGCGCTTTAGAGAAGTAGCAGAGGCATGGCGAAATACCGGACGCTGGTATCAGTGGAAACAGTTTGACCAAGTAGATAAATGGTGGCAGACTTATCCGCAACAAGGTGAGGACCCTAATATAAATGAAGTAGCAGAGGCTTTGAATATTCAACAGTTTGATAATAGACCAAGGTTTTATTGGTTAGAAACTAATAACGACATACCTATACACTATGATGAAGATCATGTTACATCTATACAAATAAACTTAATGGATCAAACGCCAGTTATAGGTATTGAAGGTGTAGGCAACGTACCTTACGAAGCAATGGCAATTAACAATGGCGATATAAGACATTGGGTTGACCCAGTACCGTATGAAAGGCTGCAGATGAAATTTGTAATGAGAGAAACTTGGCAAGAAGTAATAGAGGCAATACCTAATGAATATATACAGAACTGATAGACCTTTTTCTGATGATGAACTCAGAACTATGGACATTATACATAACCCAAACGTTAAGATGTTCAAAGATCAAAACGAGCCTTCCTATGTAATTCATGATTTCATAACAGACACGGAAAGAGAACAATTACTATGTGCATGGGATTACCACTTTAATACAAATGGCGAAATAATTAACGAACATATTTATAGAATAGTATATCCAATGCTTATCAAAGAAATATCAGATATTATCAGACCAAAAATATATGAAGAGTTTGGTGAGGATACAATATTCTATTCGGATATAGCTGGCGATGATCCTATGAGTGTTGGCGATCAAATGTTTAAAGCTGTAAAGCCATATGGTTTACATACCGACGCCGTTACGCACTTAGATGGTTACAGACCATACAAAGATATTATTATACCACTAGAAATTAATGGTCCCGGCACTTATGTAACGTTCCATCAAAGGTATCGTGGACATGCAACTATGTTTATGAAGGGAAGGGAAATAGCTTCCTTTGCAAATTACCATAACGTGATTAAGCATATGAACTACTCATATTATGGAGTGGATAATATTGATGTTGGTAATAGAGACGTACATAAGTTGAAAGAAATCATGCCTAAACATATTCCTTTATCTGTATACGATGGGTTAAGTATTGAAAATATATTTCCGTGGGAACATTGCCATGCAATCGTACAAGATACATCAGTGCTGCATGCGCCAACCGAATTTGAGGGTTCTAAGATTGGTTTAACATTACATCTTATGAAGCAGGATGATAGTTATAAGAATAGTATAAAAGGACATTATACTCCTTGGAGTCCACTTACTCGACCAGTAATCCAAAGTTCTTAGAAATCATGTGAACCATTACTGTATTGTGTTCAGCCATTTCTGCTTTTAGTTTTTGTTTACTAATTTCATATTCATTTGTATTTTTATCAAACGCTTGAATTTTTTCGCTCATATGTTTAAGATGCCACGTCTGAGATAATCTTTGCACAAACACATTATTCATTTTAACTTTGTACGCCATGATTGTTTCATTGTCGTACCCAAATGATTCTTGCACTTGTGGTGGATATATGGAGTCTTCCTTTAGTTCTTTCATCATAGCAAGGGTTTCATCTATATCAGAAAAGTAATCTAACTGTTCCATAACCTTTTTACTTGCCATCATAATACCTGTATTGAAAACATAATTGTCAGGCTCAACATCTTCTTCAGATAACATTGCATGGCAGTTCCAATACTTGGCTTCTGGTGACCTAAAGTCTTTATCATAGTTTTTAAGATATAATGCATCCCAAAGTTTTACGCCAGAATTTTCAGCGTTAGCTGCATCACAACAAAGCAGATGCTCACCCATTAACCAATCAAAGGTGTTAACTTCGAATTTATCAAACCAAACATCAAAGTCCACGTACAATACTAAATCATAATAGTGCGTCATGTAATCTAAAAGATATACCTTATATAAATTGATTATATCATATTCTGACAAATCGGGAAACCTAGCACGAAACTTTTCGTATCTATCATCTCTGCCAAAGTGAATATAAGTTGCCTTTTGAGCATGTGCATATTCAAGATGGTTGTCGTACAGCTTATCTTTATATGCAGCCAGCCTTTCTTTAGTTCGCTTGCTTTTGTTTACAGGATCGTCTTTAGGTCCTCTTGGATTATCTAAGTGTTCATCGGGTATTTCAATGTAAATAGAATATATTAACTTTGTCTTATCTTGGAAGAACGTGCTAAACTTTTTACCTATGAAATGCGCAATCTCAATGTTATCCCAATCCAATGGTTGCGGGGTATCTTTGATGATCTTGTGCCATCTCTCATCCATAATCTCATAAGGAATGTCTGTACTTTCCATGATATACGAAAAAATGCTTTCGTTGTTTGGGTAGTAATACATTCTAAGAAATTTGTATTCATCATTGCTTACTCCAGAAACTCGCATATCTTGTATTCTTTTTATGATGCTAGGAAGTCTTTCAATGTATTTAATTTTCTTGATATGCTCAGACTTGGCGATCATAATACCAGTATTCATTACGTGGTTATCTTTACCATTTAATAAATCTTTTGTGATGTGGTATTTCAATGTAGGAGAACGGTTTCCGATATTTTCAAACATAACACCTTCAATGTCCTTGCTTGTAACTTCGTGTGTCTGTACTTGGATGTGAATGCCTTTACTCAAATCCAATTCATCAAACACGTTCTTTTCCGTATTGAAAACAACATCCATATCTACATACATAACTTCGTCAAACTCTTCAGCTAACTCTGCCATAATATGGTGTTTGTATATATTAGCCTTTGTAAACTCTAGTTCAGTGTCAACATTAAAGTCTTTCATCGTATTGTGATAAAACTTAAACTCAACATTGATTAGACTGTTGGCATACTCTTCTTTGTTTGAGATTAACCTATCAAAATATTCATTAATAGACTCAGTAGCGTAATAATTCATTCCCCACTGGTCGTTCTCTTTTTTTATATCGTCATATGTTGTGAAAATAACTCTCTTCATACGCCTATCACCATATAACGTGTGCATTCCTCATTAACTTGCATTTCACCCTTCCACAAAACACCAGCTAAGTCTAGCGACTCAACAAACTCATCTAGGCTATTGTGTGTATTGATATGACTTTGGATAGAATGGTAATTATTGCTTTGAAAACAAATCACAGTTTCTCGTGTCTTAGCACCAAGGATTAAACGTATATCATCTGGTTCCATATGCTCACAGCTTGTATTAATAATAAGTTGATATGCATCGGACCTAGTAAAAAAATAGTCTAAAGCATCATCAGTAATTGAATGATTGTTTTTGTAATCATCGTTGCCAGCCTGTAGTGCATATGAATATTTTAAACATAGTGGGTCTGTATCAACGTTCCATATATTAATATCGTTGTCGATCTTTTGGCGAAGCAACATTCCATTCATGCCATACCACCCGCCAAGAATAATAATATCTTGCAGTGGACACCATCTAAATTGTTTGTCTGTAAGAAAAGGTACTAGGGTGTCAACAAGCCATTGCTTGCTTTTCAACTGTGTTTCGTTGACAGAGTTCATAATGTCGTAGCTTCTATATAAATCTACGTCTTTATTGTACTGTGATTCTCTGTAAATATTTTCACATTCGTTTAATGCATTTTTATAGATTGTTTCTAGGTAGCTCATATTTCATTCCATTATACATATCAATTGGTGCATTCCTAAATTCATTAGCGACACTGTTTACTAAACCATGCTCAAAGGTATTAAACTCTAATCCTTCGTGGACTAAAAATCTATCTATACCTTTATACTTACGCATGAAGTAATCTTTGTTAGATAAGAAGTGATCCCATATGTGCGTCTGTTCTCCAGCAGTCCACGTGATCACAGAACTATTTATGTGAACATCATAAGCATGCGCGGCCATGTACAAATCGTCTTTCCAATAATCTTTAAGTATTGTTAATCCGTCCCATTTTAAAAATGTCGATGGATCTTCTTTAATATCCATATCTAAATCAAAAAATAAACACTTACCTTCTACAGGAAAGTCTGCACTAAACATTGCAAGTTTATTCCACCAAAATCTGAGTGTTGGTTTTTTAAAACATGGAATTTTTTCGATTTCAACGCCAGACGGATCTTCTGTATAACACAGGTATTGAGCCTTAGGGTAATATTCTCTAAGCTGATCTCTTAATCTATTGACATGTTCGGCAGTATACTTATCACCATGCTTTACGAATATTATATTATCTGGTTTCATAACAAATTAATAATCTTTCTAATTTCTTCATAGTGTCTCTTATAATTTTCATCACCCAATAAAGCAGTAAGCCTGTCAACTGAAGCTTGCCTGTCAACCATTTTCATTGTACTTATGCTCCAATCTTCAGTATGACTTCTGCCTGATCTATCATAAGTGTTTATGAAAACACCATATTCATTTTCCATAGCATATTCAAATAACTTGTCTATATTCAATGCGTTTATAGACATAAGAGTCGCGTTTACTGTAACTTTGCAACGTTCGCCAAATCTCTTCACATTATTATAAGTCTCTTCATAATTACCACCAATTCTAATCTGGCTATATTCTTTTGGAACAACTGTATCAACAGATATGGTTAACTTTAAATTATTTTCATTACATATTTTAAGAACTTTTTTATTAAACACACTTCCATTAGTACACACTTGAATACGCATACTAGGATTAATTTTAGCAATCATACTACATAGTTTATATAACGCTTTGTGCGAAAAAGGTTCTCCACCAACAAATCTTATTTCATCAAGGTGTGGAACAAATTCTTTAAATTCTTCTAGTAACGATTGTAAATTTTCATCATCGTCAAATGTGTTTGGGTCATAAACTTTTAAGTTTTTATCGCGTCCTAACATATGCTTTGAACTTAACTCACCCATACACATTGGACAAGCCATGTTGCAAAGATTTGATATTTCGAACTCAAAAATTCTAGGATAAGATAATGATAATGCGTGTTTAAGTCTATCGTCACCAACATTATGATCGTATTCATTGATAGGCGGCTTTATTTTAGAATTTATTCTAGCACCGCATACTTTTTGGCAACCGTCGTGTAGAGTATTTTCTAATAATGCTTCTTGATATGATTGGTTTAACTCTCCAAACCAATAATCTTTTAGGCTAACTTCATCTTTTTTCCAACGTGTTTTTTGTGTTGAAAAACAGCATGGGTGCATTTCTCCGTTTCTACGGATTCGCATATGATTAAATGGAGCATAACAAGAAACCATCTTATGTTGAGATGGTATTGTTCTATTGGATTGAAAAAAATCCCAACTCATCTGTAATCCTCTAAGTATGGTGCTAACTCATATATATCTTCATTGTTTTCACGAGCGACTAAACAAAAGTCGATCCATTGTATCATTCGTTTTTGTATTAGTTTAATATCATCATCACCTTGTACCACACTCAATACATTATTCATGCCTGATAAATGTAGGTTGTCTGTCGTATAATAAGTGTCTGACTTTTTATCCCAATCTTTTAAGTAATCAAATAGTTTGTTTCTGCCTTCTTCTATGTGGTGTTCGTCTAGGTAACATGGACTACAATATTTAGGGAATGTAACAAGGTTAGCCATGCTAATTCTATCCACGCCCTCAATAGTTTTCCAATAGTCGATAAGTTCTGGAAGGTGCATCCAATTATATACAGATACTGTTGATACAATAACTACCTTACGTCCAGAGTGTTCGTGGTATCTCTTAATGTTGTTTACTGTCTTCTTAAAGTTACCTCCACGTATCCAATCATACATTTCATGTATGCCGTCAATGCTTGCTTGAATATGTACTTCGTTTATCTGATGCAATATTTCAATAACTGTGTTAGTTACGAGTTGCATGTTTGTGCATATCTCTACCCTGCAGCCGGGATTAGTTTCGGCTAACTTTTTTAGTATCTTTATGTTATTAGGATCAGCAAAAGGTTCACCACCCTTAATAGTTAAATGCTGCAGGTGTGGAACTATATCCAATACCTTATCAACATCAGCCTTAGTCATTTTATACATTTTGGTATGGAACTTGTGGTTTTCGTTGCGCCATGTTAGACCAGACTCAACCGCCATTTTTTCATATGGCGACCACTTAGAAGAATACTTACCAGAACAAGAGACACACATTTGATTGCATATGTTACTTGTTGTGATCTCAAGAAATCTAATAGGAATAACGTCAGACGCTAAATCTTCTTCATATGTAGGAAAGCTAAATCGGTTGTATGAGTCAAACCTAGCAATACGACCTGCATCCCAATGTCTCCAACATACGTTACATTGTTTTGGAAACGACTTTTCTTTGAAGTCAGAACGAAGTTTATCATACACTTCGCCATTAAAAAACTCGGTAAGGTTATCCACATCTTTGATATGCGAAAGCGCTACGTTGTCACCTGCACAACATATAACCATTTCGCCAATAGGATTAATTGTAATCCCGGTTTCCGGAACTATACATTTCATTGTCATACTTTCATTATAAATATAGATGTATTTATAGGATATTAAAAAATGTTAACAGGCTATGAAGTCATGTTCGACGAGCATTTGCGTGTTAAACCAAAATCAACGCGCAACGTATATCGCGTTAAAAAAGATAATGTAACTTACTGTTACAAAGACCAAGCGTATTATGAATACGAAGCACTCCTACATATAAACCACGAGTCTTTGCCAGAAATAATAGATTATAACAATGGCAGACTTATAAAAGAATGGGTTGAAGGTGAACCACTCGACTGTGTTCATATCACACCAACTAAAGAACTTATAAGAAAATTCACAAAATACACTAAAGAATTATTTGATATTGTTCATAGCAGTAATTATATTTTATTAGACTATACTCTTAAAAACATAGCTTATAACGAAGGCCAGTTTAGGTATTTTGATTTTGATGCTTCAGTGCGTTTTGATGTAATTCTCACACCTTTGTTAGGATCAGGTAGACATTTTAGTAGACCATATGAAAGTTTACTAGCTAACGTACACTATACAGATGATTACTTTGCGTATGCCTGTGTAATATATACTTGCATGATAGGTAGTGTACCATATTTAAATGATGAGAAAAATTCAGAGTTAGCCAAGAAAAATTATCAAACAACTTACAAAAATATAGTACCAAAATTTACGACAAAACTTTTAGAAACAGGATTGAGCAAAAAGGAAGTAGACTTTATCATAGCGTGTCTTAATCCTTTTCAAACCAATAGACCTACAAGTTTTTTATAAGAGATCGTTGTAAATCGCCATTGCTGATGTAATACGAGTTGACTTACGTATAGAAGACTTAATTGATTTGTCAGATTTTTTAACCACGTCTTGTTCTAATGCCCAAAGTTTAAACTTAAAGAGTTCTTCTTTGCTTTCGTTATTGTCGCGAATAAAGTCATACACTGCGTGGTCAACTTTGTTTGTTTTTACTTTAACATCTTGGTCAAGGCTTAATAGTTGATTTTCTTTTTCTTGTGTCTGTTGGTCTAGCTCAGCTGTTTGCTTTTCGAGAATTTCTTTACGTTCCATAAGGAAACGCATTCCTAGCATTTCCTCTGCCAAGGCTTGCGCTTGCGCATTAACTAATTCACCAAATTCACGAGCGCTTTCTCTTTTAAATTCTGAAGTAGTTTCAACAAGCTTTTCTGGATCCCAACCTTCTGAAACTAACGCATTATAATCTGCATTGTCTCCTACTTCAACCATGTAATTAACTTTTTCGTTATTAGGATTTGTATATACAACTTCAATTAAGCTGTAGTTTTCATCCATGTAATACGCCGCGTCAACCGCGCCACTAAATTCTGCCATAATATAAATCCTTAGTTAGTTAATGTTGCTTTTAATGTATAAGAGTTGATTGTTGTGGGAGTACCATTAGGAAACTCTTGTGTTCGATAATCAGACGTACTTACAAATCTTTGTGTATAACCAGAAGCTGATGAACCACTTAATCTTGTATCAGCCATTACTGAACCCATAGTATTACCAGATCCATTTAAGTTATATCTTAAAACTGAATCAAAACCCGCTATGCCTGTTCCGTTCACTGCAGCGTTTTGTATCATTGGTCCAAATATATCGTCAAACATAGATAAAGACATTTCTCTTATATCGCTATTTGCGTAACTCCAATATACTGGCATAAAGCTAGGCGTGTTGGCTGCCGGAGTAACTTTATGTAAATAATAATTACTAACAGTCGTAGGTTGGTCCTGAGTTTCACCAATGCCTCCCGCAGTGTACGCGGCAGCATTTGCTCTAGTATCAATGAATACCGGTGTTGATGATATTAGTGTTGAACCGGAAACACTGCTTGATGAAGATATATGATACATGCCACCCGAGTTGGCATCTACTGTTCCGTTTTGAATAATTGCCATTGCTGGTGCAATAAAGAATTCGTAGCAATCAGCCAAGTCCATAGACTGAAGATCGCCAGCAGTTGGAGTCATAAGCAATGGAAACCTATGCAAGTCTGTATCAGTAGGTAATGCAGGAGGAGAACCGCTTACTGATTGGCTAATACGAGCGTATGTACCGCCTGCGACGGTGGATATGTCAGGTGTATTGCCTGAGGTAGCAAAGCCACCTTGAGCTGCAGTTGTAGATGTACTTGCACCAGCCTGCATTCTTGTGTCAGAACCTATCGTACCTAAATTTCCACCAGAATTAACTACCGATAAATTAACGGTGGTATTTAAAGAATACAAATAAGCAATTCTTCGTAATACCTGACCTTCATACGGGTCAAAGGCTGGGTTTGGCATATCAAGGCCAACGCCAGCTCCCGTTAAATCACCTTGTAATATCCAACCTGCCATTACGCTGGCAAGCCGTAAATTCTAAAAGTTTCATTACCAGCTGAGTCACGTATAATAAGTTTGTGGTCAACAGCTTTAATGAAATCAATAATTGTGGTTTGGGTAACTGTATCCATCGTTGCGATGTTTTGCATTTGTAATGCGTTATCTATGACAGTTGTCGTCGATACTTTAATGGCCATGTTCATCTCCTTTGCTAAATTGACTAGGCATTACAGTTATTTATAATAAATAAAAGTATTGAAGTCTTTGTAATGCGCATATAAATTTAATGGAGAATAACATGGCAGACAAGACAACTATCGATGCAGAAGCAGCGGCAGCTATTGACGTGAACGGAGACGGTCATATCTCAGCTGAAGAAATGGCAATGCATTTAGAATTCAAACGCAAAGCATTAGAGGATAAAGACGCTCAGCGTGACGCTATCCGTAAAATGGCTTGGTTTTCACTTATTGGATTATTAGTATATCCATTAGCAATCATTTTAACTTCTTGGTTAAACTTAGACACAGCGGCTGGATTAGTTGCTGATATTGCACCAACATACTTTGCATCAATTGCGGTATTGGTTTCAGCATTCTTTGCTGCTGATGCAGTAGGCAAAAAATAAAACAAAAATAGGGAGGCTAAATTAATAACCTCCCTATTACTCGGGTCTTCTATGTGATCTTTAGGCTGTGTGTTACACCTCTCCTAGGCTGATCCTGCCAATTGGTCAGGGTAGCTGGACTTGAACCAACGACCTTCGCATTCCAAGTGCGACACTCTACCATACTGAGCTACACCCTGTTAAACTATATTAATCTGCGCCTTGGTTCTTTGACGATATTGTCTGGCAAAGTTTAGGTCCGGTTCCCTCATTTGCAAGACGCAGGTTAATATAGTTTTCGTGGGAGAGACTTTCTGCAGTGCCTCTCCCCTTATCTACAATCTCGTTAGTAGCAAACGTCCGGGTTTCCTTCGGTACCGGCGATTATACCCACCTAACAAAACCTTGTACATTGGCTGTTAGGCTTTTCATTGGCCGATATTAGTCTTTACTCTCTAATACCCGCCTCTGAATTATGCTCGAGTGTACTTTACGTTCCACTCGTCTTTGTCGGACCACGTTCCTCGGCTTTCAAAAAACTTTCCTACAATCCCAGGAAATGTTTCTAATAGACGATCCTTTGGCATTAACATTTGATATTCAATTAACTCTTTCGAGTATACTGGTGTGGAAGAGCCAAGTTCCCATACTTCGCCAGTTTTAACATTTTCCATCAAAATATTTTTTGCTTCAATAGCATACTGACCTTGGTCTAGTGTTTTAAACACTGCCTTTGCACGATTGTTTGGCTTATGTGTTAGTGTGCTTCCAACGTCACTTGCTTTAATTACTGTTTTCATAATATAGAGTTCCTTTATTTATATTTCCATCATAGCGAATTTAGCAGCAATGCGAAATTCTTTTTTAGTTGCCTGAGAAAAATCAAAACCTTCAATTTCCATTTGCTCTTCAATGTTAAGTGCAACTTTGTCTGAGCATTTACAAACTTTCATAATGTCTTTAATTACGATACGCATTTTGATTCTCTTTCCATTTGTTTATATAATCAATATAACTGATTCTAAGGAGAATGTCAATAGTTAATTTTGATATATTGAAGTTTTGATAAATTCAATGTCTGTATTTACTCCCAAGACTTGAGAAGCCAATTCATCAAGATGGTCAAAATTATCAGATTGAAATAGGTAAAGTGGATTACCACCAGCAGGACCATTAGCTTGTAATAGAGTTGCCGAACACCCGTGATCTTTTGCGAATTGCTGAACCTCTTCGTTAGTTGGTTCGTGAGATATGTCAAGCTCGATATTGTAAGTTGTCATAGTATTTTCCTTTGTTTATTTAATTCTAATATAACTGATTCTAAAGAGAATGTCAATAGTTAAATTAGGCTGCTAATTTTGGAAAATACGCAAAAGCTACAAAACCTGTTGGAGCAACAACAACCATTGTACCTTCGTCGTCAACAATTATATCACCTATTGATACGGATGCCATACGTGAAAATCTTTCGATGTTTGACTCTGGACCAATGTTACCAATTTCAAAAACTTGGTTAAAGTCTTCAGCAGTAATAGTTGAAACATGTGTGTAATACTCTTCAGCAAAAGCATCACCGGCTAAGTTACCGATGTTAGTTCCTCTTAAATCCATTGACATTTTCATCTTTGCTGAATATGCAGGTACTGTTTTACCAGCATTAACCGCATCAACGATTTCGTTTGTCATTTGGATTTGATATAGTTTAAACTTTTTCATAACATATTCCTTTATTTGTTGATTCTAATTTACCATATTAGAACAGGAATGTCAATAGTTAATTTAAGTTTATTTTAATTATATTCGTCTTCAGCAACTTGGTTTTTACCAGATTCACCAGTTACAATCATTTCACCTTCTTCGTTTTCACCATATGTAGGGTATGTATGTACAACGTCTTCCGCAGTAATTAATGAATTTATATTAATTGTAAATCCAGAAGCCCCGCGATCGGTTATATAAACGTGTCCATTGTCGCCGTCAGTATCTGTTGCATCGTATACGCCTTCGCCTGATGCATTCATATGTACGTAAACTGCTGACGCTAAAATAGTACCAGTACTTAAGTTGTCAACCATTTCTTGTAATTCTGCTAACGTAAAGTTATCCATTCTTTTTCGCCTTCTTTTCCATAATTTTTACTGCTTTGTCGTATGCTTCTTTTGATACAACACCTTCGCTCAATAAACGTTTTCTATTCGCCTCGTGTCCTGCTTGTGTATCTTCTTTAGATCCACCCATATAAGGAACGCAGTGTCCAGTTTCTGCCATGATATCGGTAATCATTCTACCATCTTCAGCAATAAAATCGCCAAGGATACGTCCAAATTTACCTTTCATATCCTCACCATTACGCGCAATTTGTGTTTTAAGAATACATTGTTTACCTAATAATTTCTTTAACTGTTCTTTGGCTGCTAGACCAAAAACCTTTTCGACTTTATCTGATGTTCTCGATTCTGGTGTATCAATACCCATAATTCGCACTCTTTCATCAGCTAAAACCACGCCGAAGCCCAATTCAATATCACAGTCTACTGTGTCGCCGTCGACTACTCTATTAATGTTTGCTCTATACTCGTACATAATTGTTACACTCCCAATTCGATTTCATTTAAATTCTCTGTTGAATACGCTAATATTTATAAATAAAAGGAATAGCAAAATTTGGCTGCGCGGTTGTGCCTTAATCGCATGTATTAATTTGGAGAAAGATTATGTTTGTTAAAAAAGCAATGGTATGGTTATACGCAATATGTTTGATCGCGATTTTCATTACTATGGGAACGATAGCTTCAGCAGAAGATGTTGAATGTCCAACAGGTTACGTATGTACAAAATCAGGTACTGACAGTAATATCAATTCTACTGGTACGATGGAAACTACAATTAACCAACCACCTCCTACAGCAATCTCCCCACAATTTTCAGCAGGCAATAATACGGACTTATGTACTATCGGCGTATCAGCTGCGGTTCAAACGCAGATCCTAGGTATTTCTGGTGGTGGTACATTCACTGAAGAAAATTGTCAGAGATTAAAGAATGCAAAAACATTATATGATATGGGAATGAAGGTGGCAGCGGTATCCGTGATGTGTCAGGATACTGGTGTTTTTGACGCAATGATGCAAGCCGGAACACCCTGCCCGTACGATGGACAAATTGGTGAGGCTGCCAAACTTGGTTGGGAAACTCACGTAGCAGAAACTAAAAAAGAACTTAAATTAATGGGACCTATAGATGCAGAAAAAGTTGCTCCTGCTGTTGGCGCTGGCATTCTGGCCTTCTTACTCTTCCTCTGAGGAGACTAAGAGCATTGCGCCATATTATGGTTATACTGGAAATGCAGTAGCAGACCAAGCTTTACAATGGTCTATGCCTGACCTTTTGCCACAAGGGGTTCCTGGGATTGATATACAAAACGTAATATACCGCTATACGATACAAAAAGAAACTGGCGAATGGGTAACCGTTTATGTTCAGAATGAAAGAATAGATGGAAATGGATATATATTTAGAGAAAGAGATGATTGGAAGCCGGGTTCTATATCCGGTATGGAAATTAGTAAAGCTGTTCCTGTAGGTAATATACCAAGAGAACTATGGGGAATGGGAAGTATTGAAGTAGTTGGAGAAGGTAAGGTTGAAGGCGCAAGTGTTGTTTATACATATAAAGTTACACCGTGTTATGATCCGCAATATGATCCAAACTGCCCAGGATATAAAAAGCCAGTTCCTGAAATAATAGAATATGATTTAGACGATATATACGACGTGACAAAAGATGGAGATGTTGAACTCAACGATCAAGCAGAGGTCCAAGAAGACGCTGATGATTTAGAGGATGCTGATAGTAGAAAAGAAGCTGAGATGAAAGAGGATAAGAGATCAAAAATGAGATTGGAAGATGCAATGGCTGCGGGAGAAACCGCAACTTACTTTGCTGAAAATCAACGAATTAGTATAATGAATGACATTGCGCAAGCTGCATTGAATAGATCTTATCTTAACGTAACTATACCGGGTGGTACATATAACGAAGTTATTAATATACCCGATGGTAAAATGCCTGATGCAAATAGCGGCGCACGGGTTGGTCTCGCACAGCAATTATTACACCAACAAATGGTTGGTATGCAATATAATTTAAACAATTAATTAGGAGACAAAAAATGTTAAGTAAAAAGATTTTTGGATTAGGTGCGATAGCAGCTATGACAATTTCCTCAACAATGGTCTTAGCTAACGACACGCCTATTAACGGAACAGTACAATCACGTTGTGTTATTCAAACAGATACTGCAGGTACATATGGTAACCCTAATGCGTATACTCTTACTACAACACCATCAGACGGTGGTGAATTAGCAGTAATTCGTTTTGATGTTTCATTGGCTGATGCGTACTATGCCCAAATCACTGCGCCAAGCAGTTTTTCATCAGCACCAAGTTTACCTGATGTTGTAACATGGACTGGTGATACAGTTGTGCAAACAGTGTCAGACTCTACAGGTATGAGTGCTTATGAAACTAACAAGGTTGAAATTGGAATGATGGATCGCTACGATCTAACAGCGACAGGATCAACTTGGTTTAAGACTTCATCATCAGCAGTTATGGGTGGTAACAAAGCCTTCGCTGGTGGTAATTATACGGCTATCGTTGTAGCGGAGTGTATCGCTCAATGAAATGGTGGGAGCAGTAGTTCAAGTTCATCTGGTGCAAGTTGTAGAAGATGGCCTGGGTGTCCATAACTGGAGCTCTTAAATAAAGGTGGAAAAGATTATGAAAAAAAGATTGATATTCGTTATAAGTATAGTTTTGATTACAATATCCGCTGCAGCCTCGTCTCACGAAATGGTTCCAACTTATCCTAAGATTAGTGGTTCCTATATAGACGGGCTGCAGAAGACTACCATGACTATGTTTAATAAAAGAGCAGACGTTGAATATTATGAAATAGGTGTATTCACTGAAGATTGGAAACCTATTCCATTTGTTTCGCAATATAAAGTTTGGAAGATACCTTATTTAAGTACTGTTTCGTTTGATATTTTTATAAGAGACCAAGACGCAAAAATAGTAACATATATTTGTTCTCAGTCTAAACTTAAAAAAGACAATACGATACGTACTGCGGTAAGTTCAAGAATTTGTTCTAGAGTGAAAAAGGTTGGTGAATAATGAAACGTATTATAACATGTATATTGTTGATGCCATGCATGGCGAATGCTGATAGTAGTTCTATAGGATTATCGCTCCCAGGGATGGGTGCCACGTATGGTCAAGATAGTATTAGTACTGGAGATTTAGATTGTAAAAACTCTATTGGTGGTGCAACGAATTTTGAGTTTGGCGTTACTGGAGTTATTGATAATTATTCAAGCCCCTTTAGTGGCAGCGGAACTGATACAAAAGATGTTGGTGTATATGCACGAATTACTATACCACTTGATAAACCAAAAGAAAGAATTAATTGCAATTCATTATATCAATTAGAATTGCGTAAAAAGAGATTAGAAGTTTTAAAACTACAACAAGAATTAGAACAACTAAGAAAATTAAACGAGTCCGGCAATTCTGGATTTGAAAACTAAGGAGAGCAACATGGCCGACAAAGACTTAGGCGAAGGCATTGAGAATTTTGAAGCTGAGGTAGAGAATTTAAAAAATACCAAGATGAAATTCTTAGGTATTACTATGACTCCCACAACGATCGGTATGTTGTTCGCTTTAATCAGTTCTATTTTAGGTGGACTATACGGCGCTTTCCAAGTGTATGATGATTACATGGGCATGAAAGAGATTGTGCGAAATATTGATGTTGATGTTATTGAAACAAGAAATCAAGAAATAGAAGCATCACTAGCAAATGTTAATAAAGAAATTACTATTCAGTTAACTGCAATTCAAAAACAAATTGATGATGCTGAAAAACGAAATAGAGAAGGCAAAGTTGATACTCGAGACCAAATGAATAATTTGGACGCGCAAGTTAGAAGAGTTGAAAAATTAGTACGAGATTTAGAAGCAGACGTAAGACAAATAATTCAAAATGCTGAAGAACGTTTTGATAATAAACGTGATGCATTACAAAACCAATACGACAATAAAGCAAACAACCTTAGAGATTCCAACGACAGTCGTATGACTGATTTGGAAGGTAAGGTTGAACGCGATAACGAAGCTTTAAGATCATCAATCAAAAGAGAAATGACTGAACTCGAAACAACATTAATGAATAAATTACAGAGAGCATTAGACAACCCGTTAGCAAACTAGGAGAAACATATGCAAGGACCATCAAGAACATGTCAAACGTGCGGACATAAATGTCATTGTTATAGACCAGATTGTGATGAATGCCACAACGATGTTTGTACTAAATGTAAATGTAAAGAAACAGAAACAGACGCACGATCATGGGATGGATACTTAAAATGAAATGGTTTTTATTAGTACTAGGAGTTGTAATGGGAGCTATTGTCTGCCATGTATACCAAGAAACTGTAATGAAGAGTAAAAATTACTGGGAAAACGTTGGACCTATTATGGATGAGCGCTTAAACCCAACTCATTACAATAACGATAAGGTAGATTAATGTTTAGTAAAAAATGTAAAGCTCATCTAGAAGATGTTGGTGAAACTGGTTTAGAACATGCAAAAGGCGCGGTAAAAGCTGCTATTAAATTACAAGGATTAGTTCCTATATTATTAATACATGCAATTGCACCTCGTCTGTTTATAAACACTGCAACTAAAACAATGCAAGACATTCTAAAGGATAGACAAAATGGAAAATAAATGTTCATTAATGGCGCAATGCGCACAAATAGCATATATGGATGGAAAAGAAGCCAAGGCTGCATATAAAAAAGTTGGTTACACTTCGCACAAATTTATTGAAAACGATGGAGCTCAAGTTCATATCGTTTCAAATAAAAGCGAAATAGTATTATGTTTCCGAGGTACTGAGCCTTCTGAGTTTTCTGATATTAAAGCAGACTTAAATGCTTTACCAGATAAAGCAGCAAATGGCTATGGATATGTTCATAATGGTTTCCAAACAGAAATTGAAAAAATCTGGGATGAAATTAGAACAGCCATGGCAAAAATGAAATTAGAAGGAAAGATGTTTTATATAACTGGGCATTCACTTGGTGGAGCAATGGCTACTATTGCAGCGAGCCGACTGCCTGACGTATGTGATGCGTTATATACATATGGATCTCCAAGAGCAGGAACACGAAAATTTGTTAAAAGCTTTAATCATATTCCTCACTATCGGCATGTCAACAATAATGATATCGTACCAAAAGTACCGTTCGCATTCCTCGGGTATAGACATACTACCGCTCCGCGTTATATCAATTACTACGGAAAAATTAGAAAAGCTTCCAAATGGCAACGAGTTAAAGACCAATGGAGAGGTCGTTGGAGGGCACTGAAAAAAGGAATGCCTTTTGATGGAGCATACGATCATGGTATGAACCATTATTGTAAATATACAAAGGGAAATGAATAATGTGGGAAATGTTATCTAATATGGCAGGAGATCGTTTATGGATCTATACTGCGATAGGCGGGTCTATTATTGGACTCGCGTTTTCGACATGGTTCAGCACCACGCGAATGGCTTTATGGTTATACGCTCGATTTGATAGAGGAATGGATTTCTTGGTTGAACGTTGGGGTTGGACATGGTTAGAGCAGCCGGAAAATGCTTGGCGTAAAAAGTATCCAAAAATCACTCAAAAGATTGACGATATGGAAATGCGTCTAAAACACTTAGAAACCAAATCTAATACTAAGATTATTAGACAGAAGGGAACAAAAAAATGAGCTGGATTAAAAACAGACTAAAAGAAAGAACCACATGGGACGGCGGAGTGTGTATTGCGCTTGGTCTTATGATTTTATTTATGGCACCATTGGCTAAAATTGCAGCAGGCGTTGCGATTGCTTGGGGTGCTTGGACTATGTGGAAATCTGAATGATTTTAAATGTCACTGATAGAGCAAAAGACTATTTAAAGAAAGTCGGTAAGCCAAATGTATCACTTAATGTAAAAGGTGGTGGCTGTTCTGGATTTCAGTATGAGTGGGGAGTTACCGATAAGGAAGCGACCGTTGATAACTTATGGCTTGACCCAATGGCAGAAATGTTTGTTTTTGGATGTACAGTTGATTACATCGAGGAACTTGGCGGATCTTATTTGAAGGTGGTAAACCCTAACGCAACTGCATCATGTGGTTGTGGCGAAAGCTTCGCTGTTTAAAAAGTATGGCTCCCATTGGGAGTCGTACACTAAGCTAGATTATATTGGTCTAGGCACATATCATCAAGTGTTTTAGTAAGCTCACACAATTCCGATAAATTATCAACAATACATGAAGTTGCATCACCTGCTCTTCTATCTGTTAAAACCTTTTTAAGTTTTTTACCAGTAACTCTTTCCATTGAATCAATTACATCTAATACCGAATACCCTTGCGCAGAACCAAGGCATTCATATGGTGTATTTGTTGGACCGGTTTCTACTGCTTTTACGATAGCGCTACAAAGATCACTAACATGTATATAATCACGTATGCAAGTCCCATCACGAGTAGGGTAGTCTGTGCCAAAGATTTTAATATCGGGTAATTGTCCGTGAGCAACCAAACTAGCCACGCGAATAAGATGACTTGGAACACCGAGCTGCCGTAATGTCCCATTAGTGCCAGAAACATTATAAAAGCGAAAAATAGTGTGCCCATTGGCTTTCTCCTTAATTATATCCTCAGCTGCTACTTTGCTACGAGCATATGGCGATGCCATTTCAAATGCCGAGCTAGTACTGGCGAATATAAAGTTTGGTGTTTTAACTTTTTTAAGTAAATGGTCAGTACCCATTGCATTTACTCTATAATATTCAGATGGCTCTTTAAGACTTTGTGGTACTATACTTCTACCAGCAAGATGAACAACGGCATCAAACTTTTGTTCATTATACATTATGTTTGTAATGTCTACCTTTTCAAACAAGTCAATAAAAGATACGTCGTTATACTCACCATGGAAATTAATATCCCAGCCTTCAACATAGTGTCCATTTTGTTTCAGTTTGTAACAAACATGTGATCCGATATAACCCGTTGCGCCTGTAACTAAAACTTTCATTATAAATAACCTTGTATGAAAAATGTATTTATTATAATTACGACACTATTATTTTTGTCAGGATGTGTAGGTGAGAATGTTCCTATACAACACGTACACATCCCTACTAAACATACATTAACTCACAAAGCCTTTGCATACCATAAACTCGAAGAAGTAAAAGATCGTAATATTATTTACCAATTACTTGGTGTAGATCCTGTAACAACTGAGTGGTGTGCAGCGTTTGTCAATATGATTTTAGAGCAAAACGGACACCCTACTTCTTCTGAAGTAAGCCAATATCCGTTAATGGCTCGTTCGTTTTTAGAGTGGGGAAACCCAGTTAATAAACCTCAGCAAGGCGATGTAGTCATTTTTACACGTGGGAATAGTGGGTGGCAAGGGCATGTCGGATTCTATGTAAGTACCAAGATTGTGAATGGCCAACCACATTATTCCGTGCTCGGAGGGAATCAAGACGACGCCGTTTCTATTAAACAGTACCCAGTATCAAATTTAATTGGCATTCGTCGTTCTCCTGTATTGGTACCCGCGGCCGGACTCGAACCGGCAAAACTTTGATTTTAAGTCAAATATGTATACCAATTCCATCACGCGGGCTAACAGTCTCTATGTAGACTGAAGGTTTATGCAAACTGCTTGTTGTCCGGGTTTAAAATACCCAGCGCCTTTTCCAACTTCATCAGCCAATGCTTCTCTACCTCTAAAGCATTCAGTCATTGAAGTATATACGTCATATGTTTCTACGTATGGTGTTGAGTCATAAAAATATATAAAGACTAATACCCACATTTTGTTTCCTATTATTTGGCTGGAACGATAGGACTCGAACCTATACTCTGCGCTACCAAAAAGCGATGCATTACCATTATGCTACGTTCCATTATTGATTTGGTGATTCCTGTAGGACTCGAACCTACGACCTAGTGCTTAGAAGGCACTTGCTCTAATCCGGCTGAGCTAAGGAACCTATGCTGCTTTTACTTTAGCTTTCAAAACTTCAGCAACCTCATTGGCTGCCTCTAATGTTTCAAACTTTAAGTCAACTACTTTTGACTCTCTAAAGTTATCGTTTGTTGGTCCAACCATTATAATATGCTGAACCACACTCTTGTTGCGAAGTAATATGTATGGCATTTATTTGTCTATTTCCTTTTGTATTATCATGTAAGGAATTGATCCTACTGTAATATATATTGTCCAAAAGATAATGTTATAGATTAATATTTCCATTAACGTTGAAACCTTAGAGCGTATTCTTGTCCACCAGATCGGAAGTGAATAATAGAATGACTATATACTTCGCGTTCTTTGTTAACATATGTAGTGCGCGTTCCACATTGACGTTCGGTTTCATATCCAACAATGCGTTGCTCTGTTCGAGTTTGACCTTCATTCGCGCCAATAACTCCTCCTAAGACCGCACCGGCGGCTGCCCCTCCATCATCTCCGGTTACCCCTTTGCCAAGGATACCTCCGAGGATCATACCGAGTAAGGCGCCACCACCTGCATCACCTTGTGTAGTCACAGATGAGTAGATAGGTACTTTAACGTTTTCACAGACCTCTTGTGTACTTGGTACTGATGTTACTATGGTCTTATTGTAATCAACAACTCGCACTTTGCTTGGTTGTTCAGCCATAGATATGGTAGGCGCCGCCAGTGCGGTCACTAGAACTAGTGAAGCAATTGCCGCACTAGTATTCTTTAAACTATTATTCATAAGGTTGTTCTCCATATGTAGTTTCTAAATCAACGATTGGTTCTGACCCTTCAGCTTCTAAAATAAGGTCAAGTTCATTACCTTCCCAAACGGAAGTTTTGTTATCCCAATATTTATCTGTTAAATCAGTTAACGACATAGAGAAGCTATCCTCAATGTTATCTATACCCCAGTCTCTAATATCAGAGATTAGCATATCTTCAAAAGATGGTGAGTAATCAATATTCATTATAAAACCTTCCGTGCATACTTAATAACTTGAATATCTACAGGTAGTAGATTTTTCATTGAGCCTGTTTCAGCCATTTCCTCACCGATACGTGAGAAAGCATTTAGAATTTCTAAAGGTACATTCATATTCAATCCATCTTC